TTAAAAGAGTGAACCTTGTACATAATCTGGCTCTTTCTTTGGAGTATATCCATACTCCGATATTTCTATACCAAGTTTTTCTTTTATCCAGTCCGCCAATATGTGTCTATGACAGAAATCCTCTGGCTTTTCGTAACAGCAAAGAGCAACATCTTGCCCTCCACTTGCCTGCACTACTGTTTTTAAGAACTGCTGCATATCTTGCTGAGAAAGGACTTCTGACCTATATCGTCGAGTATAGTCTTCTTGCGTTTGCCCATTTGCAAAAAGAATACTTTTCGTTGGGGCGACCTGCTTCAGAGATATTCCATTGAACCAGCGTGGCGGATAAAGTGATATTCCTATAACCTTAATTCCTGCCTGTTGCAATTTCTTGCTATTACCGAAGTATGATGTGTATATTCTCATATTCTTGTAATTATTTGTAAAGATAATAATATTATTTGAAATTCAAATAAATTTAGTTGAAAAAATCTGTTATTTAACTATATTTTAACAATTATCAGTGCGCTGTTTTTAGAATGTCAAAGGCTATATTTACCGATTCTGCAACACTTCTGACTCTATCATAAGCTTCCTCATAAACTGTCGAGCGAATTACTTCACAGAACATCTTTACTTTTAGTTCAAGTTCTTTTTCTTTATCCATATCAATTTGCCTTAAAGTTATAAATAGGTTTGACAACTTCCACAATATCAGCAGTAGGCTTTATTGCTTTCATAATTTCCTCAATTGGCTTGTAAGCCTGTGGAGCTTCGTCTATTGTTGCATCATTTACAGATGTTGTGTAGATACCATTCATTGCATCCTTATACTCGTTCATAGAGATTATTTCTTTTGCTTTGCTTCTGCTCATCAGTCTTCCTGCGCCATGTGGAGCGGAATAATTCCAGTCTTCGTTACCTTTGCCTATACAAATCAGAGAGCCGTCACGCATATTGATAGGGACTATAAAACGTTCGTCTTTCTGTGCACTCACAGCACCCTTGCGGAGTATCATGTTCTTGGTGTCGATATAGTTATGGATTGTCTCAAATGTATCGACTATGTGCCAACTCATATATTCTGTTATCAATTCTGCTATTGCCTTTCTGTTAAGAGAAGCGAATTGCTGAACTATCTCCATATCATTGATATAGTCATCAAAGTCTTGCCCTTCTACATAGGCAAGTTCCTTACTGACTTTTGACTTCTGCAATTTTCTTAATTCAGTATTTATGTCTTTTTCACAACCTTGCGCCTTCAATCTATCTATCATTTCTTTCTTTTTGTCAGTCAAACTATTCAACTTTTCGTATGCAAGATCCTGATAATAGTTACATACTCCAACACCAAGATTGCGACTTCCAGAGTGTATAACAAGATATAACCTACCGTCTTCGCTCCTATCTACCTCAATGAAGTGATTACCACCATCAAGTGACCCGATAGAACGTAAAGCTCTTTGTAAGTCAACATGTTTTGTGCATCTTAAACCGATGAAACCATAGAAGCCTTTTAGTGGCTCTTCGTGAACATTGAAACCAGACGGGATAAACTTTCGTATAGCATTATCCAACTCTTCAAGGTCAATCTCTTTCTCTTGAAGCTCGACAACCAACATTCCGCAACCGATATCCACGCCAACAAGATTTGGAGTAACTTTGTCAGTGATAATCATTGTCGTACCAATAGTGCAACCTTTACCGGCATGGCTATCTGGCATAATACGTATTTTGGAGTTCTGATATGGCTCAAAGCTGGCTAACCTGCTAACCTGTTCGTAAGCTTCATTCTCAAATGTTTCAGCAAATACTTTTATTTCATTACCAATGGCGTTCTTTATAATCTTCATAATTATCTCATTTATTACTTAAATCCCCATTCTTTCATATAATCAAACCTTTCTATACCTTTGAACTCATCAAGTTCAGTTGGGCTAAGGAGAATTTTGTTATAGCGGCGTTTGCCTTTCCATTCTTCTATTACGCCATTCGTATATGTTTCAAAGTCTGTCGATGAAACACTGAAATAAGTCTGAAATCTATACCCTTGCACAGATTCTCCTAAATATCCAAATCTTTTGATGCAATAGTTGTTCGCTATCTCTTGATGCAATCCCTCTGTTGAATAAACTGCTATAAGCAAACCACTTGTAAAAAGCCCCGTTTCCGTCAAGTCAGGAGAATGCCTTACCAAAAAGAATTTTATTCTATTCAAAAACTCTTTTCTCTTTTTCTCGTATTCTTTGCATTTTATTTCTGACTCAAAAATTGTCCCGTCAAATGCTTTGAAAATCGTTACTGATGTTATTATTTCCATATCTATACTACTTGATTAAATTTCCTAATTACATTCATATTCTCATTTACTAAGTTCACTATCTCATCGTGATATTCGGAGTTTTGATTACATACGCCACGAGATTGCACTAATTGATAGCGTTTCAAATCTACCTCAATAGTTTCTACACGCTCATCATTAACCTTTGCAGTTAATAGTAAGCTATCTAATCGTTTGTAATACTTATTGGTAAATACGCAATGATGCATAGCCTTGCCTTCTTGTTCTACATCTTTGACCGTTGGCAAAACTTGTATAACAACTGTGCCGTCAGAAATTACCATACCAATAAAGCATTTACGTGCAACTTCGTACGCTTTTACTGCTTTCTGATCTTCGAGCAGTTCCTTTTGCTCTTTTATCTTCCTTTGCTTTTCTTCGTACTTATTGCATAAATCCATTGCTTTATCATGACCTGCTTCCAAACTAATAGGGCAAACAAATTTAGGATTTCTAAAATCTTTGTGAGCTCTTTCAAGCATATTTACCATGTCAACCCACATACGACCATCTTTGATGTGATAGTTATGCCGTAAAACTATCTTTACAGCAGCCATCTTAGAAACATCGTTATAATCTCTGTTCCAGTTATAAGCAAAAGCTCGCAAAAGAGGAAATTGTTTACATTTCCAAAGAGTTTCAAAGATATTGTTCTTTAGCAGTCCTTCTATAACATCACGTGGTTGCATGTTATGAAAACTCCTTTTTAAGCCATTTCTCTTTAAGATAGGAAGCATTGATGTCACTTTAGATGCAGATATTGGAAGTATTTGCGTATAATCTTTGTGCCAAGAAGGAACCTCTTTTAAGGACAATTCGCTATTGGTATTCCATGAGTCAGCATGACCACTACACCAACACCTACTCATTGCTTCTAACTCCATATGTACTTTTTCGTTAAACCAAAGTCTTACAGGCTCAATTATATGAAAATTCTGTTTGACTTTTCTTATTTGAAAAAAACGACATACTTGCCAATCTTTAAGACGTGAAGATATTACAAAGTATCGATACAGTTTCTTTTGCTGACTTATCTCTTTTGCAGTGTAGGAATGTAATATGCCCCACATTTTTTGTTCGTCAGTGATAGGGCGGAGTGTGGCACTTAACGCCACAACCTCCCTTTGTATCTTATTTCTTGGTTTCATAGGTCAAAAAAGTGATTGTTCTACAACTTTTTGTTCAGTTTTCTTCTTAGGCTTCAAACTCTCACGTTGCTTGGTAAGTTGTTCAGTATAGAAGTCGTTACGAGCCTTGTCTTTCAGCTCTTGTTTCTCCTTTTCCGTGAGTTCTACGACGTGGTTAACAACAACTTTGCAGTTAATCTTCTTACCAGCATCTAAGTTATCTTCATCATAGTAGTGAACAGCCATTCCGTAGATTTCCTCATCATCAAAGCCATTACAACCACTGCGCTGAACTTCGTTAAGAATGTATGTTATACATTCATCAATACTCTTGTTAGGCTTTGCATATGCCTTTGCAAATAACTCGTCAGTCTTTGCACGTACCTCCAAGTATTCTTGAATAGTATTCTTAAAATTATTAGTTGCTTTCATAATGCTTCAATTGAGTAATCCAAAAAATCATCATCACCTAATACGATTTCTGCATTATCGTACATATCAAACACTTTTATTTTAGCCTCTATTTTATTAGGCGCTTGAACTTTTACTTTTCTTTGTAATGTCTCAGTAATAACTACTTCAAACTCATTCATTGCTCATATTTTTTAAATTTACAAGAACTTAGACACATTCTTAATTTCCTGCTGATATTCTTTACTCATTGGCGCAAATTGGAACGACTCACTTTTTAGTATTGCACTAAAAACTATCTTTGGTAAGATAAAGTCGTTTTCATATTTTGACAAATCAAGACACCCGCTTTCGAGAATCTTATCCAACTCCTTTTCCAAATCTTCTGAAAAAGACTTGTTTAATTCTCTAACTTTTGATAGTAATTCCAACTTTTCCATTGCTCTAAATCTTATAGATATAACTTCTTACATTATCAGCTTGACATGCTATGTCGTACCAGTCTGGTAGTTTTACATTTGGGTCAATCTCATCAATACTTGGCTTTTTTGGTAAGAGTGAAATAAATTCTATTAGAGCTATATGCCATGGAGCGTCTGCTATTATACAGTCATCTTTCTTAACTAAAAACCTCCCTTTACCAAAAGATGTAATGGAGGCATTGGAGCTATCCTTTGTTTTCGCATTAACTGTATATTCACGTCTTTCTATGCTATGAGAATAATGATATTCTGACACCTGGCGAAGTAATCTTAACTTCATCATAAGACTTTTTATCATCGGCTCGATTTCTGAAAAACTAACATTCCAGCCGCATCCGCATGATGCACATTCAAATTCTATCAATAACTCGTCTGGAGTATTCTTTAGCCCACTAAGGTGAAGCGTATCTTGATGCCCATTATATCCCATTGAATATACAGCCCCTTCTTCTCTCGTAATAAAGTCATCTAAAGGTAACCCATGAGGGCAACGAAGATTAACAAGTAAACCTATCTTTGGGTCGTGAAGTTGAACAGTTCCAACCTGCCTTAGAGCAGAAATTGTTTCATCGCTAAATTTCTTTGTATCAAGTTGAAGATGATAAGGAACAAAAGTGTAATCTCGTAAAAGGGAACACTCGTAATCTCCTGGCATAGTACCATCTTCGTCTGGGTTTGGTATTCTCCAAATAAGATTATCTGTCATGTACGGATAATTAATTTCACCTGTCTGATCGTAACGGCAATAATACATTCTACTACATGTACCTATTTTAACTTCCTTGCCGTCTATCTTTCTATGTGCGTACTCTCCCATAATTGATTTATTTTATTTATTGTTTAAAATTTCGTTAATTCTTTTGTTGATGTATTTCATTATCCAAATTTTAGATTTCTTCTACACATACATCTTCTTGCTTCCAACTGTCACAAACTAATAACAATTTCCGTAATTCTTTCTGCCGTCTGGGACTATGATTTGTATTCCTTAAGTCGTCAGAAACATACTCTTTTAACTTGGATAACAATTCTATTATAGAATATTCTTGTTCTTCATATTCTGCAACCCAATCAGTTTCTGTGGTGTCAACCGAGCTACACGCTCCGAGTTCATCATCATAATCCGAATCTGCGCTATAGTCTGTTGTTGCAAGTGTCACTTTTCTTGTGACAGTCTCAGTTATCTCGCAATCTCTTGTTATTACAGATTGCTCTTTTTCATTCCAAGGAGCACTATTTAATTGACTCTGTGACATCATAGGGTAATTACAACTCATAGTATCTCCTTATCCTAAAATTTTTGATAATCTTACACTTGCTATAAAGAAACGTATTTTCCATTTCTTTGGAGTAAACCTAAGAAGTAAAGCAAGGTAAACACACCCAGCTACTATCAGAGGTAAACTATCACTCACTAAACAAATGAAAAATGGAGATAAAAACATACTCCCAATAACGTAATTTCTAATTGACTTCATTGCTCTTTCTTTTAATTGTTATTATTATTTTGATAGTGTAAAGGTAGTCATTTTATTTGAAATAACCAAATATAACTATCTAAAAATCAAGTAGTTACATAATATTTAACTTTTGAAATCTTATGCAAAGATTGTAAGAACAAAATACATAATATTTTCATCAAATCGAAGATGATTAAAACGGAGTATAGTCCTCAACATTTGGCTTATCATCTAATTCATAGAATTGAGTAAATCTGCCGTCAAAACCAACAAGTGAAGTTCCTACACCAACACCGCGCCCTTTTGCAAGTATCAATTTTGCTGTACCATGAGTATCTTGGTCGCTAAAATCTCCTTCATATCTGATATTGCTATTTGGATACGCTTCTGGCCTATCAATCAAAACAATATTGTCAGCACTTTCCTCAATCTGTCCTGAACCACGAAGTTGCTTAATATCTGGGTGTACCTTTCCTCTTGACAACTGAGATAAGAGAATTACAGCAATTTTACACTCCTTTGCAATATTCTTTGCTGCACGTGCCATATATGCTAAACTTGATTCTACGTTGTCTCCGACTTGTGAGTAAATCTGTAAATAGTCTATCACGGCTAATTTTATACCCTTTGTTCTTACAAGCGTCCTAATAGACCTTACGGTGTTATCAAACGAAACAGTTGCTCTTTCATCAATATAAATCGGCAATCCTTTTGTTTCTCCAATAGCCTTATCGAACTGCTGTAACTGAAAGTTCTCAAGTTTGCAGTTAACAATCACGCTTGATGAAATACCAGCTTTCCCGCTAATAGCTCGTGCAGCCAACTCAGATTTTCCCATTTCAAGAGAATAATAAGCCGTCGGTTCTCCCTCACCTGCAACTTTTGTTGCTATATTCATTGCTAAAGAGGATTTTCCAACTCCTGTAAATGCAGCAATAATTGTCAACGTAGTAGGGCGCAAAAGATAGTAAGCATCAAACAGCTTAAATCCTGTTGTTAGACTTTTCTTCTTCCCTTGAGCATTGTCGTTAACAATCTCAATCAACTCGTCGATAGAATCATCAAAGGAATAAATGCCATTATCAGCAGTATCACTCTGCACATCACCAAGAGAGTTCATTGCGTTATTAACAACTTCATCTAAATTCTCCATCGGATCAAGAACCTTTTGGGAAGCTAATTGAAGCTGCACCCACAGCTCTCTCTTTTTCCACATATTACGCAATCGGAGGATATCTTGCTCAAGTGTGTCTACGCTAACAAACTGAACAATCTCTAAGAAACATGCCTCGTCTAATGGATAAACAAGCTCATGTGTTTTTGCGTAATCCAATAGCGCTTTAATATCTGAGACTTTATTCTCTGCAATAACTCCAGCGATACATTGGTAGATTGATTGACTTTTCTCTTGATAGAACATTTCTGCGGTGAGAATGTCACTATATTCGTTGAATTTCTCATTATACCTCATCAATGTAGCGAGTACAGCAATCTCCGTTTCATCACTATGTGGTTGAACCTGCTGCTCCCCGATAATCTTAATTTTTTCTTTTGATTTCATTGCTCTTTTATATCTTTTATCTTAAAATTCGATTTTTTGCCACTTTTTAGACCCGTAGTAGCCCTGTTTCTTATTTTTGATATAACTATACTATTATACATGTTTTAGCGCGTTAGACAGCTTTATTTTGCTTTTTACGTTCAATGATAACCATTTCCAAGAACTTCCCGACGTAATCAGAAAACTTAACATCAGTGTATCTGTATAGTTTGCCAGTACTATGCCTTGAACGCCAAACATTATTATTGTATCTCACTTTCTTTATGAAAAAATCGCAGTTAATAGATAGATTAACCATATAAGCAGAAAGTGGTAATAAACTATCATCAAACAGACAAAGGTCATATACTGTGATTCTGAAATTGCCAGCCTTTCTGTATTTACAAATAGCAGAATAAATCATTGCATTTCTCTCGTCTGCGAACATATCAGTTGTGATGCAGTATCTGCAATCAGCGAACCAGTCAGTATCAAACGTGCTTAGAAGAGTTCCGATGATGATATTTTCTATTTCCTGCCTGCGTGTCATTTCCTAAAGCTTTCTCCTGTGAATAAAACAGGTCTGGTGAGATAACGAAGTCTATCAAGTGTACGTTCTCCGTACTTCTCGCATATCTCGTCAAGAGTGAGGTTAGTTGTTAGAAGCAATAACTGCTGTCTTTTCTCTGCAAGACTGATAACTTCTTCAAAAACGTTATGTGTTTCTCCGTAAATCTTACCAACGTCTTCTACTCCAAAGTCGTCTATGAGTATTGCGCAATCGCATTCTCTCAAAAGCTGTCGTTTATCGTTTATCTCATAGCCATCAAACTTAATCAAGTTCTTACGAAGATAATATCTGAAGATATTTGGCATAATCTTTTCGCACATAAGCGACTTACCACGACCACACTTGCCGTAGCATAAAAGACCTTTATGCTTGTTATCTGTGAGCCAGTCTGCAATGTCGTCATACTCTTGCACCCATTGCGCATCTTCGCCAACAAAGAACTTTAAGCCACGCTTTAATACGTCTTTTGCATTCTCAAGGTTGATGTTAGCTATTTCCTTTTTTTCGACACCTGAGAATATTGATTGCTCTTTCATTACTTCCATTGCTTTATTTTCTGATTTAGATATTTATCATCCGTGTTGTTACGTAGGATGATTCCGATTTGCCCTTTACCTTTTCTCGCTTGCGCAACCAATTCGTTATATTTAGAACTGATATTTGGGACAGATAAATTTGCAAGCATCCAATTATCTGTTATCTTATCAAGAAAAACTTGTAGAGCACCTATCAAGTCTTTGTCTGAAATCGTCAACCCTCTATTCTCTCGTGAAAACCTCAACTGATTAATCAAACGTTTCATTTGAGCGCCGTCTGCTGCTTTCCAGTAATATTTTTCACCTGTCTTTTTCTCAAAGTATGCTTCAAAGATATTTCGCCCTTGAGTTACGATTGTTGGCTCTTTCTTAGACTTAGTTTTCGTTTTTTCTTTTTTCTCTTCTTGCAAAACCAAAGCGCTTGCGCTTAACCCTCCGTTAGGAGAAATATTCTGATATTGGTAATCTGATATATTGGTATTATGATTACCTTCCAAATTTGGAGGGGTTACCCTTTCATTTTTGGAGGGGTAGCCTTCCAAATTTGGAGGGGTATCGTTATTTTTGGAGGGGTTAACCCTGTGCCAATATTTAGGAAACGATTTCCCAAGACGATATAGCGAAATTCTATTCTTGATAGATATTTCATCATCGCACTTTTCAATTAATCCTACACGTACAAGATTTGAAATATGTCTCCTTATACTGCTATCAGAGTTGCCAGACAACATAGGTAATTCTTCTCTTATCTTAGAAAACGAAATCCAAAAGTAATCCTTTCCTTGAATAACATGCTTGGACAACGCACCCTCCAATATGAAATGGCTCATAAAATCAAAAACCGCCATATCGTCAAATGACAAATTCCAGCCATTTTCAATAACACTTCTCTGATTTATGTTAATCGTATATTGCATAATATACTCCTAAAAACATCAACGCCCTTAACTTTCAGTCCTAATGTAGCGAACGGACTTACTCGTTAAGGGGTTGATTGTATATGTTCTTTTCATTTGGTCGCTACTCCAATAATAAAAATTTCTGTTATTCGCTTGTAAAGGTAGTAATTAATTTTATATTAAACTAAGATTAAACTAATTAATTTCTTTTAGCTAACATTTTTTCAGATATTGACCCTTATACCCTTTAGCGAACTAAGCCGTTTTACTTCTGCGGTGTAGTGCTTAATCATCGCTTCAAGCTCAAAATCTGACCAGTGCTTTGCCTGATGCGCCTTTGCTGAAAGCAACTCAAACCGCTGCATACCAATCTTGCGTATCAAATTAGCTTGATAGGCTATTAAATGGTCGCTCGAAAATCTGTTACAACCTCTACACTCGGCATGGCAATCATCTTCGTCAAAACGAACAGACATGTTTTTGCGACTAAAGAAATGACCACAATCTGCCTGCTCAAACAGCTTTATCTGCCCACACGAAATACATTTGAAGTACCCACTCGGCATAGCATCACGTAAACGGATATATGCAGAAAAAACCTTATCAAGTTTCTTAGTAAGATTGGGTTTACTACGTGTAGATTTCTTTCTATGCGTTTTTTCTTCGCTGTGAGCGTCTTTTATCTTCCTTTTGAAGTAGTATCTATTCATCATCGAAATATCGTCTTAAATCGCTTATTTTCGCCTAATTCTATTTCACCCATTTTGCTCTCGAAAATAACCTCACATCCGATTGCAGTTGCAACCATAAACTCAGTGTAGCACCCTTGTGAATGATTCCATTTGTCCATCATGAAGATACATTCACACTCGGTAAGCAACTGGATATCTCTCTTCATGTGTTGAGCTGTTGTTGCATTCAAAGGCAACCCATTTTCCATAGGGTTGACAACTTCGTAGCCTGCTGCCTCAAGCATTACTTGTGCAGCATTGAAAGCTTTTTTTCTATCCTCCATATCCTTACCACTGATAGGACCAGACAAATAGCATTTATTCTTTTTCTTCATTTCTTTTTCTTTTTAGCATTTCAATTTCATCTTTCAAATAGAACATAGCTTTCTCCATATCTTCTATTTGTTTATCTCTATCGTTCATACCTTTTTCGTGCTTTAATCCAGCACGCCAAATGTATTTGATTACATTACCGATATTGAAATCGTAATGACGAACAATGTCTATACACTCAATACCACTTGGGTGTTAATTATAGTGTATCGGATGATTTACACTACTTTCCTGTTGAGCCATATCCGCCTGTCCCCCTTTCTGTTTTAGATAACTCTTCGACTTCTTCAAACTCTATCTGTGGGTATGGTAAAATAATCATTTGCGCAAAGCGATCACCGACCTTGTAAAAATTGCCATCAAAAAGCGTCTTTAGGAACACGGCTGTCACTTCACCACGATACCCACTATCAATTATTCCACACGAATTTGTTAACAACAAATCTTTACTGGCATTGCTGCTTCTTGGAACAATTAAACCGAAATATCCTTGTGGTATTTCAAAGGCAAGCCCACTATGATAAATAACTTTATCGCCTATCTCATCTATACTTGTAACTGTTAGGTCAAGCCCAGCATCACCATTTTTCGCATAGTGAGGAATAGATACATTTTCTATTAATTTCTTAATCTTTACTTTCATATTTTCTCATTTATATTATCATAAACTTCTTTCTGTAAAACTTTCCAACAACACTTGGCAACCCACCCAACCATATATGCAGCATGCTCATCGAGTATCAGACTGTATTCAATTCCCAACTCATTGAAAATAGCATTTGTTGCATGCAGGCTTTCGTGTGCTATACGTTCGACAATATTGCTTCCACAGCGTTTGGAGCAGTCATAAAAGACTACCAATACTCCATATTTCCCTGTCTTCTTACTCGCTATACATGGATAAGTAGTAGCGTATGCGTCTTCTGATTTCTTAAAATCATAGCATCCGTAAGTTGTAAATTTGTCTTTAACATCTTCCCAACTTGTTGCTATCCACAACTGTCTGCCGTATATTTCAATATCAAATTCTCTAATCATTTACGTTTACTTATATGCTTTAAGTTCGTTATAATGTTTCTCACTCACAAGGAACACACCTCTGCCATTAAAACGTAGCGCATAGTATTTTGCTTTACCGATATGGTAGCGTATGTTAATCGCATCATCATAAAATCGGACATAATCCTCGATACTACAAAGCGTCATTGAATAGTCATACATCCTGCACTCTGCACGTCCGCCCCACTGCTCAAAGAAGTTGTATATATCAATCTCGTCTGGAAGTTGAATCCTTTTAGCTGTTTCATACATATCACGTTCAATCTTTTGTGTAAAATGCGTAAAGTCACGCAGCATATCCAAAATATCACTCATTCTAAAATATTCTATTAGTTAAAATTTTTCCATTACTTTTCACACACCAAAGTTGAGAGTTTGGCTTCTCAACATCTATCTTCAAATCTGAAACCTTTCCGAAGCGCTTATAGTTTCCTGCTAAGTCTATAACCCACCCATCTTTGTCTTTGAAAGGTCGAATACATCTACCAACTGCTTGGTAATACCATGCAAGTGATTTGGTCGGGCGTGCCAAAATAACAGTGTCTAATGCAGGGAAATCAAAACCTACAACCAAAACTCCAACGTTCGCAACAACCTTTATCTTCCCACTTTTGAAATCATTAAGCAACTTTTCTCTCTCTACTTTCGGAGTTGCACCAGTTACAATTGCAGCGGATAGGCCTTTTATCTTTAACTTCCCAACAAGGTTCTCAGCTTCTTCAACAAAGCGAGTAAAAACTAATACTCCTTTGCGTGGGATACCATTCTTTGGTTTCAGAACTCGCAATGTTGTAGTTGTGAGTTTATCAAAAAAGCCGCTTCTTTCATATTCAAGTTTCAAAGATTTCTCGTCATAATCAGCTCCTGTTGAATTACTTATAACGTTCTCAATATTGATTGCAGTTAAGTCGTAATACTTTAAGTTTGCCAAATACCCTTTTGCAAGTAAATCTGATGTTTGACAGACGTATAAGACCTCGCTAAAAATTCGTGGTCGTGTACGAGTGAGAAATTTCAGCATTGAGCCATTCATATACGAACTAAGACGATATGGTGTTGCTGTTAATCCTACTACCTGCCTATCTTCTGAGTTTATGAATTTCTCATACATACCACCCCTGCTATTAACAACATGAACCTCATCTATAAGCACATACTTGAAATGCCTGAAATCATTCATGTGGTTCATTACGCTTCCGATAGTGGCAAAGGTGATTCTATTGATATCCTTACAACCTACAGAAGCAGAATAGCAAGCGCAATCAAGTATTCCATAACTCTGTAGCTTTTCAAAGTTCTGTTGTAATATTTCCTTTGACGGGCATAGCACAATCAGCGGAGAATTTAATCTTGAAGCTATATCAGCTATAATTAAAGACTTTCCACCACCAGTCGATACTATTATTATCCCATTCGATTTCTTAGAACTTAAGAAAGATTTAACAGCTGCGTCTGATGCTTGTTTCTGATAATCTCGAAGTGTATATTTCATTGCTCTTAGTGTGAAAAGAGAGGGGGTCGTTTTTACGCTCACCCCCTCAACTTGGTTTACTTAATCCTCATCGCCAAATGGCAAATCATCATCATTATCCTGCGCTTCTTTTTCAATCATTGCAGGCTTTTCCACCTCTGGGAATTCAATCCCAAAAAGTTCTTTCATTGCTTCTCGGTTTACATCCTCCTGTGACCAAAGGCCACCGCGATCCCAATCTGGTATCTTCTGTGTTTTAACGAGCTTCATTTCTCCATCTACCCATGAATAGAATAAGAAATAGCCATTGAGCGCAATACGAACTGTTTCAGTTGAAGACAACTTGATATCGGTCGTTCCTTCTTTTACTCTTGCTGCCAAATCAGCAATTTCAAGTAAAATAGAGTTGTATGCTTCCTCAGCATTCTTCTTCATTGCTTTGATAGCTTCAAGTGTTTCCTGCAACTCCTGCTTGCGCTTTGGAACATCGTTCTCTTCTTTCAGACAATACTCTTCACGAATCATTGCAATTTCGTGAGCATCATACTGACGAGTAGCCAATTCTCCCTCTGGAAACAAACAATTGAACTTCTCACGAAAAACTTTCAACACTTCTTTTGAAGACTTGGCACCCTTGCAAAGCACCATTACATCCTTAAACTCTTCTTTTACTTTGTCGTCCAATACAAAGTCAATCTTTGCTGGGCGATACTCTTTTAAATCTGCGAGCATAATTTTACTTTTTTGATGTTATAAAAATTCTTTATTACTTTCTATCTGCTGCTGTGCATAAAACAGCATTTCCGATTCATGAGGACTTGGCAAATATAAACCACACTCTGAACTTGACCAATTACGAAACCGCTCAATTGCAGTAGTCATTTCTCCTTTGTCCAGTTCTGTCGTGCTTCTTATATAGGTCACCTGCTTTCCTCTTTTGTTAGTTCTTGTTCTCTCGAATATATCCTTATTGCATTTTTTCTTGAAGTAATCATACTTAACTTGTTCTATTGTCAAGCCGAACTCTGAACCGAAGAAACCTAATAATACGTGGCAATATGAGTTCTGTGCCAACGAACGAGTAGTTAACTTATTCTTCAATTCAACATAGGCTTTCTTTCGTACCATGTCATTACATTTCTCCTTGAACTTTTGCAAGTCATATTCGTTCGAGAGATTATACAGAGCCATTTTTAACCAACTTATAATTTGCGAAGTGAACTGGCCTGCCAGTGATACGACTGACAGACCTTATAGTTTCTGTAATGATATTATACCCATCATTACGCAAGTCAGAGATACGAGCACCAAGACGATAACATCCATACTCTCGTAAAGCAGTAAGAGGCTCTATACTACCAAACTTTTTCAAGTGGTCCAGTATAACTTTCTTTTGTGACAACTTTTCTTCCATATCTTAGAAAGGTAAATCATCTTCATTTTGAGGAGTGACGTTGCTTTGCTCACCTTGCTGACTTTGACTCTGTTCATTTGTGCTATTTTGCACCCCTTGCGAAGTAGCAGGCTGATCACTGTTTGGTTGCTGATAGTTCCCGTTTTGTCTTTGATATGGAACAATGTCATATCCTACAACTGACGTGAAGTAATCTTTCTTTCCATCTTTCTCGAAAGGTCTGCCATTCAAAGCAAAGGAAATTGTAACCATGTCACCAGCTTTGAAACTATCTAACTTTGGAACATTTCGCATTACAAAGTCAAAGACTGGATAGTTCTCAAACTTTTGCCCTGTCATAGGGTCATAGTGTGATGCATCAAGCACAATACGCCTCTTTGTAAAAACACCATTATTTTTTGTAGGAACGTCAACAGCGTTCTCTATCAAAAGAATTTTTCCGCTTATTTGATTTGCCATATTATTCTTCGTTGAAAATCTTTTTATTTGTTATCAAACTTCTATTATCTTCAAGGAACTCACAAAATCGCTCGCAAATTTCTTTCAGTAATACTTTGCTTTGCTCGTGGTTATACTGGTATACTTCTGGGTATTGCACTCCTGTAATGAGAGGTGTTCGACTGGTACCGCCTTTCAAGGCGTATGCAGTGAACTCAAAAGAGTTAATCTCAGTGCACATTCCACTTTCAATGAGTGTGTATGGATATGCGTGTCTTTGCCAGTACTTAGCATACTTACCGAATTCATATCGAGAAGTGGTCTTTAAGTCATAGACCTTATTCTCTCGCAATTCGTCTATATAGCCATATAGTTCAACTTCACCAAACTTTGTATCAATAGTAGCTGATGTAAACACTTGGCTTAAAGAGCCTTTGAAATACTCGGCTACAGACTTACAGAAAGGTATGTCAAACAGGAACTCGAAACCATCACAAATAGATTTGATAGCATTAACTCCATAGAATTCCGTTTTGCAAATCTTCACACTACCATTTTCGCTATTCCTGTTATGGATAAGACAATCAACGACTTCGTTAAAAGCTGTGCCCCTGCTTGCAGCTTCTGACGGTTCATGTGGCACTCGGTTAATAGCATCTAATAACTCTTGCTTTAGAAGAGCGTCAACTTCTTCTTGTGAGAAGTGGAGCGTATCTTCTGTTTCAGAGTAATTCTTATGCCATTTACCTTCTTCGTCTTGATAGAAGTAATCCTCTGCTTGAGTGTCCAAATATGTTTGAAAGCGGTCAAGCAGAGTAGCATAAAATCTGTATTTAAGCATACATCTTACTCTTTTTATCAAACTTCAAACCTAACTTGTCACACTTTGTCTTAACAAGCAAACCAATCTTAAGTTTGCTATCCCAAATCTGCTTTGTTTCTGCAAAGGACTTGCAGAAATCATTGGCTGTGCTCGCATCAACAATAGCTTCAACCTCTTCCTTAGCAGACTCAATCAGTTCGTCGTACTCTATACGAACCTCTCTCTCGCTCTTCAAGTATCTGTGGTAGCTATCGAAGATGTTAGACAAGAACCTATTTTCACCAGTTACAGCACCTTGTTCGCTGATGATAGTTGGAACTTCCATAGCGTTAGGAAGATTACAAGTATTCTTGGTGTATGCTTTTTCGTTCACACCCCAATAGACATAACGCTTCTCTCCGTAGGCTTGCATATAACCGACTAAATCCAATTCCTTGATAAGGTCACCGACAGAACTACCACCCATTTCAGGACGAACAATCTTCTGTTCTCCATCTTTATCCTCACGTTCGTGAGCGATAAAAACAAGGTTCTTACCCATCATGCTCACCTGCTTCAAGAAGTTGATAAACATATTCTTTCTTGCTCCAAATCCTTGAAGTGAAAGACTGCCATCACGCTTTGCCATCTTTGGCTCATTCTTAATGATGTAAGCTGACATAAAGTCGAGAGCCTTGCCTGCTGTATCAATAACGATTGTTTTATACTCAGACAAATCTTCGTTGAGAGCAGCAATAACATCGTCCCATTTTTCTACTTGCAGTGTTGGGACTTGAAAAGCTCCATTTACACGTTGTACACCGCCATCAAAATCCAATAAAACTGGACTTGGTGCAGACAAACCTAACGTAGACTTTCCCATACCAGGTGCTCCATAGATAAGCACCTTAATTGTGGAGTTAATAGCCAACTCCGAAGGCTTCTTAAATAAACTCATTGCTCTTAGTGTGTTTAATTAAACAAATTATTATTATTCGCATACTGAATAAATTCAGACTTTTCATGTATTCCCAATTTCAAGTAAACCGACTTGATATGGTTCTTTACAGTATAAGGAGAGATATACAACTGCTCTGCAATCTCTTCCTTACTAACACCTTTGTAAACAAGTTTCATTACTCGTAATTCTTGTTCAGACAATTTGGAGTTGAACTTAGGGGAACATATAACTCCCTCGTGCTTACACTCACCTCTTAAAGGACAATCGACCTTTTCGAAGTGATATCTACCACTTGTATCAATATCAGATGATGTACAATCCAATTTCCCAAAATTACATTTGCAAAATCTTCTAACCATCAAATATTGATAATAAGGGACATTTGCGCTACTTCTTGAATATTCCTTAGAAAGAGCCTTATAAGCAGCAGGATAACACTCCATGATTTGTCCTAATACAGAACCTATAAGCTCAGTGTTAGACTCGTTTACAACTTGATTTTTACCATCTTCGGATTTACACCAAAGCTCTCCGTCAAATATGTAAAATTCTACTTCTCCCATAATTCTTCTGCTGGTATTCCTGTAAGCTCCACAAGTACATTAATATGTTTGTCGTTAGCTGGCTTCATCCCATAGAATATCCAATTTCTAACAGTAGCTGTAGATACACCAGTCTTTGATACAACCGTGTTAATAAAATTCGTTTTAGGATACTCCGCTTCTGGAAGTTTCTCATAATAGCCCTGTAGGGTTATTTTTTCCTTGTTTTTCTTCATACTTTTGTTTATTTCAAATACTTTGTTTATATTTGCACTGTTATAATTAATATTATAGTGCAAAGGTAATAAATATATTTAGATTATTCTAAGTTTAATCTAAATAATTTCTTACTGTTAAGATATTTTAATATATGAATGAAGTACAGAAAAGGTTAAACGATTTTATATCATATCTCGGAATGAGTGTGTCTCAGTTTGAGCAAAGTATTGGTGTCGGAAACGCTTTCGTCAAAAATACTAACGAACGAATGAGAAATAGCTCTAAGAATCTTATCGCAACTCGATATCCTGAGCTCAATATGGATTGGTTAATGAAAGGGAAAGGTGAGATGCTTAAACCAATTAGTAATACACTCAACTCTTATGGTAACAATTCTGCAAATTCCATAAATGGTAACGCATCCGTTACCAACAACAATACTGTAGAACGAACAAAGATACCTTTCTACGAGGATATATCAACTATTGGAGGAACCAATTCTATGATGGCAAACGAAGTCGATAGTTATCACGTAGAATACATAGACGCTGGCGATTGGTTTGGCGATGCTACATCTGCAATAAGACACTATGGAGATAGCATGGTAGAATACCCAAGCGGATCTATACTTGCATTGAAACGTGTAAAAGACAACAATTTACTTATATGGGGACGTAACTATTGTATTGAAACATCTGAGTTTCGAATAACTAAACGACTACAAGACGGAGGAGATGAGTTTATTTTCGCATATAGTTCAAACACAGAAACTTATCCGGACGGAACACTTGTGCATTCTCCTATTAAGATACCAAAGTCATCTATAAGGCATATAGACATGGTTCTCGGATGCGTAACAAAAGAATACAGTAACAGCATAATGTAATGACAAAGATAAATTCAAACGGAGAACAGTCTGCTAATTCTAATAATGGTAGTAGCACACAGGTGACTGGTCATAGCACAACTGTAAATAACTTTGCTGTATCAGAGAATATGGAAGACTTTTATAAGTCAAGTCATATTAAGGCGATTGACATTATAAAGAGTCAAAGACTTGTAATAAGCAAACTGCAACATCAAATTGATAGAATGCAGGACCAAATTGACTCTACGCAAGATAAAAAAAACAAACTCGTAGTAATGCTAATGAAACTTTTGGGAGAAAAATGATATGCGGCAAAATTCACCTGAAGCAACAGAGATAAATAAGAGATTCTTCTTAGCAATAGATTACCTTGTAGATATAAAAGAAATACGAGGACTTTATACATTCACGAAAAAACATAACCTTAACTATTGGAATCTTTATACAGTAAGAAAAGAGCCAGGGCGAAGAGTGTTAAAAGTTGAATACATAGCTCTCCTTGCTAAAGATTTTAACATATCATTGGAGTACATTCTTTTGGGAAATGGTCCTATGCGAAAAGAGTAAAGGGAGCACCTACATGGCACTCCCTTTGTAAATCCTAAACTTTTGAATGACAATGTACAATGGAACGTTCATAAGGTCATTGGACCTTGCAAATTCCATCAATTCTTGAAAATCTCTCTTTCCCATATTATCTTTTGATTGTTAGTTCTTTACCTATGACTGCTTTGTCGAATGTCACCCAATCAACGGCAATCTTTTCTTTCCTATTACGAAACGAAAGAGTGACGAAATACTGAGCATTAATGTATTTCTGCTCATAAGGCAAGACACCCTTATCTATCGTTTCGTAGTGTTCGGGTATCTCCGATTTCTCGATAACTATACCCTTTACAAGTCTGTTGCTACTATGTACGTAAACGGCAAACCCAAATGTAGCAAGGGTTACAACTGCCATTATACAAAATTTTGTTCTACTCATGCTACTTTCTTTTTTGTTAGACCTAATTCCTTTGCGAACTCACGTAGCTTAGTCAAGCCACAGCCGATAAAGGCAGCGAGTTCCTTGTTAGTTTTCAAATGATAATTCTCACGCAGATAGTCTGCTTGCCTATCAGTGAGTTCATATTTCTTATGGTTTTTCTTGTCCCATTCCATCATGTGTCTATCAGCTTCCATTCGTGCGTCTGGGTTGAGTTCAAGGGCAGCCGTACCGCTTTCGTTTATAAGCTTCTCTGACACAAGATTTAGCTCGATAACATCAAGGGAACGTCTGCAATTCTCATCTTTGTTGAGGTCGATATTCACGCAGTCTTTGCAAAGTATTTCCTCAACCTGCCCCCATGCCTGGCGGACAGCGTGAAGTCGTGCAGGCTTAAAGGTAAGTCCGAAGTTTACAGGAGGACAAGACGGACATTCTTCGATGAACTTATCGAACAATTCTACTGAGTAGTTGATAAGTTCGTATGCAAGGATAATATATGACTTTAAATCGCTATCCTTTATCATATTCCTATCGAGGACTCTTTTTATTGCTTGCTGGAATAGAAAGATATGAGGCTTTAACCTTTCATCAACGCTATCGAGGAAGTCCATATAAAGCTGACGTTTGTCGGTTTCTGCGTTCTGCATATCCTGCATATTCAGTTTCTCAAAAACATCATATCGGGACATAGCATCTTTGCACGCTTTCTTCACCCTTTGCTTGTATAGTCCTGCTTCTTTGATTTTCTCTATTGCATCACGCATATAGGTATGGGCGATGTCGTTTGTTCCACCTACGATAGTATGGAATAGGGCTGAAACGTGGTTAAATGTTTCCCTATGTTTCTCCGTAACTTTCATGAAATCAACTATCTCTTTCTTAGCCAACTTCTTTGCGTTAAATTCATTCATGTGCGTACTTACCTCCTTTAATGATTTTATCGGCTGCCTCAGAGCCGTAAACATGCCATAGACCGCTTTCATATTGACAAATATGGTCGCCAAGTCTGGCTATCGTTCGTCCTTTGGTGTGTGTCTTCTTGAGGATTACAGCAGGCTTTCCTCCCGCATCTTTCGTCACTGCCATTACACACGGCAGGTTATAAATGTCATTGATGTTCCTCCCATCAAATGAAATGTCTAAAATTACCTTCATTAGCTAAACCATTCGTTGTAAAGTTCATTCTTGCGAGTTTCGTAGTCAGTACCACGATACTCATTTTCTAATCTTGCAATCTGTCTAAGTTTTGCCTTGACACATCGGGGAAAGAATTTTTTATTTATCTTCATTGCCTGCCCAACAAGTGCAGCACGTCTATTAATGTATTCCTTTGCTGTCATAGTTATGCCCGTATCAGAGAACGTTAGCGCATACTCATTCGTTTTTTAGTATGTTAGTATCTAAACATCATAGGGTATCAAGTCTTTTGCTTCTTCCTCCCATATATCACCCTCATTCCCCTCGAAATCAAGGTAAACTGTTCCGTTGCTCAAGTCGGCAAGAGTTGAGTTAAGCCCTACGACTATCATAGGGAATCCGTCTTCTTTATTGCAGACCTTATCGCCAATCTTTAAGTCTTTAATATTCATAGCCTATTCTCCCATCTCTTCGTGGTATTGGAATAAAACTTCCTTCATGCGCCTTGCAGCTTCTTCGGCTTGCTCTTTTATTCGGAAGTAATTGTATGATTTAAAATCATCTTCTTCTCTTCTTCAGTGGCGTGGCGAAACGCATCTATCAACCACATATTATTATCCTTTCCACTATAATTGTAGTGTGACGAAAAATATTCACTACAAGTATTCTTCTTGAAAATAAGTACTTCGTGATCACAAATAGAGCGCAACACGTCTCCGTCCTTGAACTCTTGCACTTCCTCTTTTTCTTCTTTCTCAAATACTACGCTTCTGCCCTTTACGATTGCCTTGCAACCCTCGGGAATGGTGATTGTATCACCGCATTGTAATTCTACTTTCATAGTTCTTCTACTTTTAATCTACTAATTCAAAACTATACGCAACCACCCATGGGTTACTCTCCCACGTACCCCTGCCACTGATTTTATCAATTAAGTCTGCGTAGGCTCTTTGAGGAGAAGAGAAAAATTTAAGAATATTGTCATACATCTGTCTCACTTTATGTTTGACAGCGAAAAAGTAAGCATCCTCTCCAATAATTGATAATGATTCAATAAATATTATACCTTCCTTAAGGCAATCTTCTTTTGAAATATCTTGTAAGCGTTCAAACTTTACATCTGTAATTCTGATGTGGTGGGGGAGCAAATCAGCCCTAACGAACATTTTATTCGTCCAGCCTGCGCTTTCTGTCATAAAATTACCGTCTACCATCTCAAAGTCAGCATTAGGGTAAACTTCTTTGTAGCATTGTGCTATTGCCACAATCTCACCAACTTCATAATGTGGTTTCCAGCTTCCTAATATGCCTCCATTTTCATCAACCAAATCCACGCATTGTGTACCTGCATTGTTAGTAAGCACATTGAAACTATACACTTCTTTACCATTGCAAGTTTTAGGCACTTTCAGTAACCGCCTTGTCATTGTCTTCGTTCTGGCAAGCACTGCCTTTGTCAGGCAGAACTTATCATTAAACATAATTTTCTTCATACGCTTTACTTAATTAAAACAATAATCTTTCTGTGTGTTTCTGTTCCTTTCCAATAATGAAGTCACAGATAAAGTTTCTTGCATAGTCAGGGGAAATCATTGAACGTTCTGACGAGCAAACTCCGGCTTTCCATGCCCCTTTTGCATTCATAATCAACTTTTTTTTCTTGTCTTTTTGGATACTCATGCCATAGGTAGGTTCACAGTTGATAAACCAATATGCTGTCGGTTTGACATAATAGTCACCACGTAACATTCTATTGTTATCTACCATGGTGGGCGGCATGACAAAGTTTGCTTTGAGATAAGTTTGCATGCTCCAGGGATTTTCTATTATCAAGCGAAGTTTTCTTTCTATACATACAGATGTCAATTTTATGAGGAGAGAATAAAAATATTCTCTATCTTTAGCTCTTTGTAGTATCGCTTCGGTTTTTTCTCTTTGTGTCATCCCTTTGTAGTTATGACAACCAAAGCTAAAAGCCATCTGGCTCGTTGCGCAGAAATAGATACATGGAAAGAAAGCTAATATTAAATCATCTTCACTAATCTTATCAAATAAGCTTACCCCCCCCTCGTAGCATGTTTCGATTTCCTTAAACAAATCGGTAACATTATCTGTTTCTCCAAGTTGATTCTGAATGTCGTAGTCTTCTGCTTCATATCCGAGTTTGATGAACTCGTTTTTGAATGTTCCTGACTGTTCAAAGAAACAATGAACCTTTCCTTTAATATTCATTTTTTCTATTTGATTAAATCTATGTTATCATGGATATTTCCGATGACTTTTACACCGACAATTGACTCGTCTATGCTGTACCCATTAGTCTTAAATTGTCGATTCTTTTCGATAGATTCCTTAATAAAGGGAAGTTCCCCTTCTGTAATTCCACACGACAATAATGGTTTGTCAAGAGAAAAAAATAGTTTTTCCTCATAAACACCAAACGTACATCTGTTAAAACGGACAGCAAATCTTTTCTTATTGATACAAACATCAAACTCATGTAAATGAGATTCACTGTCAGGGTTGATACAATAATGGTCAAGCACATAGTACTCTATAATATCCCCCTCGTAGATTTTGTTCCCATCATTGTCGGTCATGCCCGTGTATTGCCCGATTGTGTCGGGGATTACACGGTCTCTTTTCGACATTTCGGTACACTCGCAGCCAAAAGACGACAATTTATCTCTAAATATGGCTACGTCTCCGTTTTCGTACTGAAGCAAGTCTCCATATATCCACTTGCCATTATACTCTAATTTACCTCTGAATTTAATTTCTCTGTTCATATTACTTTTCTTGTTTTAGTTCCTTAAAAACTCCGCATCCCTCACTACCATGCATTAAGTAGTGGAAAGATTCGCATATCATACTGTTATTGCATACCTCATCCTCGTTTAAATCGCACTTATCGCAATCAACAGACTTATCTGTTTTGAGAAAGATATACTGCTTATCGTTTATTGTTATTCCGTTCATAACTATTAGGTGTCGTTTTGTTAATTGTTTAACTTTTACGACTTAAAAAACTTAAATTGTTTGTTTCATTATTTATTAATTTCTATCTTTGCATCGCAAATTGTTCATGGGAGGCATCCTCCTTTCGGTGAGCTACCAAAAATCACCGTCCTCGTCTCGCAAAAAGAGATTAAGCCTGCAATCCTGTAAGTTGTGGGCTTTTTTGTTGCACTTTGGTAGAGTGCAACGAGCGTTCCAATACAGGTTGGACGCAAACAAGAAAGGAGGTGTTTTGAATGAGCAATTTGCAAGAAGACGGCTTGATTAGAATCTTTTGCCGTTACATCGTAAAGAATGGGAAGCGTATCTATCCTAAGAATAGTCAGTTTTTCTCTTTCTTGGTGAAACCAAAAGTAGGTTAAGCCAATCTTCGGGAGTGCTTACAGGGCACTCTTTTTTTCTCATAACCCCAATGCTTGTTTAATTCGTTTCTTATAGTCCTCATTGGCTGCCTGCTTGGCTTCTTCTAAAGAGCTACCAGTAGAGAGTGGAATTTCCTTTCCGTTAAAGCGTAATAACCATATTCCGAAATTGTCAATATTATATCTACCAATAGGAGTAGCTGCATGTATGAAAGGTGCATACCCTTTCCACTTCAATTCAGGAAAGCTGTCCACCACGCTCTCACGCCCTGCGTTGAAAGCTGCCTCAATATCTTTTTCTTGATACAAAGGCATATTAGGAAACTTGCCATCTTTGAAGTAGATAGCGTTTTCTTTTGCCTTTATAAGATACTCTTCTGCTAAATCTTTCTTTTCTTTCATAACCCTAATGTTTTTTTAATTCGTTCCCGATAATCATCATTAGCAGCGTCCATAGCCTCCTCCAATGTATCGTACCATTGAGTTGGCTTTTCATATTCAAACGCAAATGTGTATCGTGGTTCCTCTACTGAGGCTGACTTAAACACATGATAAGTCTCTCCCTCTCCCAAAAAATCAGCAGGTGCCACTAACCCTTCTTGTGACTCCCTAAATAAAAGGTGGAGTCCCTCAAATACACTATCATATCCTGCCTCGAAAGCGTACCTAATGTCGTCAAAATTAAAGCAGGCTTCATCTGTAAAGCAGGGAGCATCGTCTCCGTTAACACGGTAATACTCTTTCTCTGCATACTCCTCAGCTAAACCTTTCTGTTTCATTCTATTCCTCAACTTCCTTAAATTCACCATTAACCAGTTTGTAGAAGGTATCAGCCTTGATACGCTCACCATCGACTTGCTCTGTTTTTACACAGATAGGAGTCCAAACGTCATCAACGTAATTCCATTCTGCAAGGGTAATCCAGCTGCCAATCTTAGCCTTAGCAATAGAATTGTTACCAGCAGCCATAACAACAGAGTGATTTCCTGTACTCTCAATCTGAGCAGAGTCACCACTTGAGCCAATCTTAGCATAGTAACCACTTGAACCAATCTGAGCAGAGTCACCACTTGAGCCAATCTGAGCATAGTCACCACTTGAGCCAATCTGAGCAGAGTAACCACTTGAGCCAATCTGAGCATAGTCACCACTTGAGCCAATCTTAGCATAGTCACCACTTGAGCCAATCTTAGCAGAGTAACCACTTGAGCCAATCTGAGCATAGTCACCACTTGAGCCAATCTTAGCATAGTAACCACTTGAGCCAATCTGAGCATAGTCACCACTTGAGCCAATCTTAGCATAGTAACCACTTGAACCAATCTGAGCATAGTCACCACTTGAGCCAATCTTAGCAGAGTAACCACTTGAACCAATCTGAGCAGAGTAACCACTTGAGCCAATCTTAGCAGAGTTGTTACCGTTATCGTTTAAGTCCGTCTCTTTTTTTAGCTTAGCTGGCGAAGTGACATCTTTTATCCATTCGATTCCAAGGTTAATAATGTCTGCTAATTTCAGCTCTGCCTTTACCTTAATCCTTGAAGAACAAACTTTCGTTGTATTTTCTTCTTTATCAATTTCTCCAGACTGTTCTACCTCTGCAAAACGAGAGTCAAGCATATCGTAGTGGTCAAACACCTCTAATGGAGATTCGCAAGCGTGAAATCCTCTCTCACAGCACGCAATTCTTCCGCTCATTTCATACTCTTTACCGACTTCGTACTGAAATCCTCTGCACTTCAAGTTCTTGTCAAACCCTTTGTAGGCAATAACTTTCTTTTCCATATTGATTTTTTTTGGTTTATTAATCTTTATAATTCTCCTCGAAATGAGGACACCTCCCAGTATCTTCTTGGTATTTCTCTTGCACCCACCACATATAAGCATCTGGAGGGTCTGGAAGATACCGTTTGCAGTAGTTGCTTAATTCACATCCCACGCCCCTGCAATAGGCGTAGTCTGCATTGATATTGCCTGGCATAATTCTTATGACTCTCTAAGGTACTTCTCGAGTTCAACAATTCTCACATTGTTCATGTGTAGTCTTTTTGTGACCCTTTTCATATCCCCCTTATTACCTTTGTAGGCAAGTGAGAAGTCATGCGTCCACCAATACTTTTTCGACTTACGTCTATCGACAAGCATTAAAGTTGTATTGTCTTTTCTGCTGTCCTGAATTATCACATAAGTCTTAGAAATACTTTCGTTACATTCTTTGCGAAAAATTGTACTTCTATTAAACCTACGGATAAAGGCGAGGTCTTCAATAAAACCTTCATCCATATACCCGTCTAAACATTCAGTTTCTGTACACATATTGATTATGTTTAAGTTAAAGACTTGCGTTTTTCAAAACATCATAAGCATTACACTTCCATCTTCCGTTCTGAGAAGAAGATGCCTTATTATACCTTATTAAACCTTTCGCACAAAGTTCTGTAAACCTACGTAAACCTCCAACAATAGAAACAGACTCATCCTTGCTAAAAGATTTATCGTTTAAAACTATTTTCAAAATTTCTTCATTCATTGCTCTTTTATTACTATCTTTGTATTGTTGTATTTAATATAGTAATGCAAAGATAGTGATTTTATTTAGAATAACCTAAGATTAAACTAAATAATCAATCTGTGTTATGATATTTTAAGATTTCGAATATACCTATAAACAAAGAAAAATGTGCTTATGCGTATCCAACAAATAAGATAAAACAACGAAAGTAACTAATATATAGTAGGTTAGGCAAGTTATGGCACAACACTTTTAATGTTGGGGTCATGGGTTCGAGCCCCATGCGAATCACTAAGTATATGAAAGAGAATAACTTATATAGTTATTCTCTTTTTCTTTGATAATCAATGAGTTATGCGCAAAAAGAAACTCTCTTTTGTATCAAATATATTGTTTTTCATGGCAAATTTTCGTGTTTTTAGTTACCGATATTTACCGATATTTACCGATATTTACTTATCTTTGTACCCATAGTGATACCACTTGTGATACCACTTTTGATATTTTTCTTGTGATACCAAAATTTAAAATGATGATATTATCATATCCAACATCGAGATTTGTTTTCGATAGAAAGAATCGTTCCTCGGATAAAAGAAAGGGACTTGTACAACTGGAGATAAAGCACGATCGGAAGCGTAAGTGGATTAGTACAGGTGTTAAATTGTACAAAGACCAATGGAATGAAAAAAACTATGTTGTTAATTGTTTAGACTCAGACAAGCTAAATGAGAGACTAATGCTTTGTAAGGATAAGATAGAATCCTATTTTAATTCCCTTATGGAGCAGGAAACTGTTTTCTCATGGGAAGACTTTGATATCTTCTTAAAAAGAATGGATACTTCATCTACAGAGACATTTATTGATTACATTGCTCGTAGAATAGAAGAACGAAATGATATCAAATTATCAACAAAGATAAATCATCGTAAACTCCTTACTTCTTTAGATGAGTTCGGTAAGATTCTTTATTTTTCAGATCTCACTAAAGGAAATGTTGCTGACTATTACAATTTTCTATTAGGTAAAGAAGTTTCAGTACAAGGGGTTACACAGAAATTGAGGCAAACTACTGTTAGTAGTTATATGAAATTTCTAAAGGTCTATATTAATGATGCTATCCAGCATGAGAAAATTGATAAAAATCCTTGTGATGGTTTAAAAATAAAACGTGGTTCTGCAGAAGAAGGACGTTGGTTATCTATTGAGGAACTTAGTAAAATTGAAAATATAGAGAGTATTCCTCCTTCTCTTAAGGTCATTCGTGATTTGTTCTTAATACAGTGTTATACTGGGATGGCATATACAGATTTAATGGATTTCAGTCCTGAAAAGCTTACAGTAGTTGATGGCGTTACCGTTCTTTCTGGTAAACGTAAAAAAAGTGGAGAGACATATGTAACGGTCATCTATCCAGCTTTAGAAAAGTTGCTTGATAAATATAATTATCAAATTCCAAAACGTACAAATCAATCTTACAATCGAGCTTTGAAGATTCTTAGCATGGCTTGTGATATAGACAAACCTTTGGCTACTCATTGGGCAAGGCGCACCTGCGGTATGCTTATGCTAAATAAAGGCTACTCAATAGAAGTCGTTGCTAAAGTACTAGGTCATTCAGATATAAAAACAACACAGCATTGTTACGCAAAAATACTAGATAGAACTGTTATTGATTCTTTTAAAAAGATTGAAAACGTTTAGATTCTTTTAGGGTGTCCAAAAGGGCACCCTATTTTATTTATAGACAAATAAGTAAAAATACTTAACAAAGTTAATCTCTGGCAAGCCCCCTATTTTACTGAATTGTTAATTTAGAAAGATTTTCATAGGCTCTTTTATTTTTGTTGATTTTTTCTTTTCCTTTGAATAAGAAAGAATTAGCAATTATGTCCCCAAAGAAGAATACTCACGAGACAACGTTTCCTGAAACTGTCATTCCAGAAGAATTACAGTCTAATATCCTTGTTGATTTTAATAGTATTTCTTTTCCTTTTCCTAATCACAATGTAAGGGAAAAGCTTAAAGGCTCTGCTATTACTTCTCGTAATATTGATAACTTAGGTATCGGTTCTGTTAATCTTTATGAGGGCAAAACTGTATCTTACAGAGAGGTTAAAAAGGAGGTTGATCTATCTGACTTTTATGAAGCTACATCTGCTGAGTTTACAAAGCTTTCTTCTGACAAGTCCGTTTTTTCTTTCTGGGAAGGTCTTAAATCAGACAAAGACCTTAAATGGCATCATTCTCCTTTAAGTAATAGTGAATACTTAGTGAATCATCATACAGGTGATATCTATCGCTTCTCTGATCATTGGGGCAAAGTAGCTTCTTGTGAATGGAGTCTGAATGATGTGCCAACAGAAGGTTGGAGTGTAGGAGTAGCAAACATTCGGTCCTTTAAATCTCTGCCTTTTAGTCGTAGTCTTGTTCTTAAAAGTTCTTTCGTTAATCAGCTTAATCAAGTAATAGCAAATTTACACGATATTATTGATTCTACAGATATAAAGAAAACTGATTCTGCTCTTAGAACACTTAATAAGAGATTAGATGATTTGAAATCCCATAAGGCTTCACTAAAAGATTGGAAAGTTTATATAGAAAACGCTAATTTAATAAAATCTAAAGATATACCCGATATGGCTTATAAAAAAACTAACGCCTCTTCATCAGCATCATCATCTTATTCAGATGCTGTTATTCAGCAATTTGCTGATATGATGATAAAGAGAATGGAGGACATGAAAGAGAGTAACTGGAAGAAAGGTTGGATGGATGGACGTGGTGATGCTGGTTTCCCACGCAATGCTCTTACTGGTAGACAGTATAATGGTATAAATCCATTTATGCTTATGTATGATACAATCAAACATGAGTATACAACTTCTATGTATTTGACTGCTCGTCAACTTTTTAGTATGAATGATTCTTTAAAAGATCCTTCTACTGGAAAAATTGCATCAGAGAATCTTGATAAAGTTATGAAGATTAATAAAGGGGAAAAAGCTTTTCCTGTTTATTATATGATTCATAAATATAAGGATATGCAGGGAAAAGAATATTCAGATCAAGAGTATAATGACTTATCTGAGGAGCAGCGTAAAGATATTAAAGCATATTTTTACCCCAAGGTACATCATTTATTTAACATCGACCAAACAAATATGAAGGAAGTGAATCCTTCATTATATAATAGTTTTGTCGATAAATACACAAAACGTCCTTCTCTCCCAGATAGCGAGGGTATGTATATTAATGAAGATATAGATAGTCTTCTTGCTCATTCAAAGCCTTCGGTTTGGAAAAGTGGAAAGGATAATTTATCTTGGTACTGCCCTATAGACCAAACAGATAATATATCTTCCCCTCATTATAACCTATCTAAAGATTTTATTAAAGTTCCTTTTAAAAATCAGTACAAGACGAGTACCAGTAAGGAAGGTATCTTTGCAGATGGGCAAGAGTTTTATGCAACTTTACTGCATGAAATGGCTCATTCTACAGGTCCAAAAGGTCGTCTTAATCGTGATATGAATGGCTCTTTCGGTGATAAAAAGTATGCAAAAGAGGAACTTGTTGCTGAATTGTCAGCAGCTTTGATTTCCAGTACAATGGGATTTGATAAGCGTATTAATGATAATAATGCTAAGTATGTTTCTTCTTGGCTTAAAGTTTTAAAGGAAGAGCCATCTTTCATTAAAACAGTTCTCTCTGATGTGGGTAAGGCATCAGATATGATTATCGAGAAGATTGACGAGCAGCGTGTTGACTTGAATCAAACACTTCTGAGAGACAGTAATTTGAAAGGGCAGGATAACGAACTTTCTAATTCATCAAGACCTGAAAGGACGGAAAATGAAATGTCATTGAATGAGCTTATCGACTATCAGGTTGAGACGGATACTGGCAACAGAACAAAAGCAGATACGAATCACTATGATGATAAGCGTTTATATCTTCCTCTGCTGGTTGATGGGAAAACATCTCACTTAGCTGTGGAGACTGTAGTACCAGATGCCATTACCGACCCTTCCTATCAACAATCAGTATATGATTTTGGTGATGAGGTAGAGGCAAAGGCTGATAATGTCTGGCAAAAATGGGAGGATATTAGCAACGAATATAACCTATCTGTAGAAGATGCGGACAGATCCGTTGTTGACAGCGATGCCCCCTTATTGAAATTCCGAAGCGTGGACAGTGCTGTTAAATTTGTAGACTGGATAACTGCAAAATACGCTAAAACAGAACAAAAGTCAGAATCAACCGAGCTTATCTACAGTAATGGAAAGCAGCGATGGACCAGTTTCGATAGTTTACTCAAAGCTGCCAAAGAACATCAAATCACAAGAAGTGAGTTTATGGCTTTGTCGACTTTCAATACTGTCAAGGGATCACATCCCCATAATCTTACTCAAGCTGCTATTGAATATTTACAGCAGCAACATAAGCATTTTTCACCCGAAGCACCAATAGTTCCAGGTAGTCCTTTATATGATGCAATAAAAATGTTGAAGGAGGGCAAGGTGTTTGCTGAATACCGAGGAAACAGAGAGGTTGATCTAAGCTCTTCTATCAAGGATGACGAAATGCTTTCAGCTGAAGAGATAGAGAAGTTAAAAGCCATGGCTTCAGATGCAAGTGATGGTAAAAGTAAATCAAGTAATATAGACAATAAGCCTCTTATAGAGAAGGTTCCCTATGGTGAGTTTTATTTACCTGATTGGTCAATTCCCTATTTCAAAGACGGCAAAGAAGAAGGATTATCAGCAGAACAGCTAAAGACTATAAAAGATTTCGAGAAAGATTTCCCTTCTAAGTTATCTATTGAAATTACAGAGAGTTCAATTGAAGGGGATCATAATACAGAGCTTGGTCCTGCAACTACTGTTGTTAAGGCAAAAATTTATTATTTTGAGCAACATATTAGCGATCTTTTCCCTACGGACGAGTCTACTCGTGACAGACTTGACAAGGATTTGTCCGAAGACAATAAGAATCGCAAGACTCTTTCAGATCTTCAAGCCCAGTACAGCAATATTAATGCCCAGTATCCTGCTGCTGTGAATGATGAAAGAACTCGTCAGATAGCAAAGCGTATAAGACAGGCAGAGCAGATTATTACAGCTTATAATGCTAATGTGGAAGCTGTTTATGGAGAGAGTTTTATGTTCTCTCCTGAAGCTCAAACTGTACTTATACCACAAACCATCTATTCTGGTCGTGAACGTCCTGTTTTGGATAAAACAAACGCAACGCCAATAGATGAATCATTATCTACAAAGTCAGAAACTGGTATATTATCTTCAGAAGGTATGCCTAAAGTTGATTTACAATCACAGTGGGGAAATATCAAAAAACAAATTAATTCCATTGTTCAGAAAGAAAGACAAGGCGTTAATTTTGATTTTACAAAAGATATTTCTCTGGCTCGTGATTATATAGCTAATAACTTTCAAGTTAGTGGGGAAATATTTGACAGTTTTTCTGATTCGGATAAAGAAAGGTTAGTTTCACTATATTCTAACTATTCATCTTCTCTTCTCTCTTCATTTACTGAGGAAAGGAAAGTTGAAAAAGAGATTTCGGACTTTATCTTGTTAGGTGGTCTTCTTGATCCAGAAAACTCTCAGAAAGTTTTAGCTAAGGGACATGAGAAAATGAATTTGCTTCGTGAAACTCCTAATGTAAATTTAGCTGTTTTAAAAAGCTCTGTTCTTTCTCTTGCTGATAATCAGCATAGAGAATCAAACTCAATTGCTTATGGACAATATGATATTCCTATTTGGGCTGTAAAACATCTATCAGAAGGTAAAGACTCTTCTCTTTCAGAGGCTAAGTTATCTGAAATAGAGTCTTTCAAATCACAACTTCCTAATAATTCGTTTTTTGAATTTAAGGAGTCTAATGTTTCTTATTCAGAGAAGCCTGCTTTTGGTCCAGCAACAAATGTCATCAAAGCTCATATCTATGTTTCTCGTGACCTACACCAGGAAGAAAGTGTTTCGATTAATAAAAGTGTAAATGATAGTGAAGAATATACTATGGCAAGAAGACTCCCTCAACAAGACAGTAAAAAGAATGAAGAAATATTCTATTCTTCTGTCGTTTCTATCAAATCTGGTGAGGATTTGCAGCTATTCGACTCAATGCGTGAAAAAGGTCACCTTAACAAGCTGCTTAAGGTAGCAGCAGAATATGATTCTGGTGATGCTATTTCCCTGGATACAACTCATAAGTCTCCACTTCAAAACAGTGGTGATGAAGTCTTGCGTGAGAACAAGAATTATGCTGTTGTTTACAACAATTCTGCAGGAGGAGCTTATGAAATCTTCCGTAAGTCTCCTCAAAGTGAGATTTTGAATAGTGTAGAACGTTATGGGCTTCCTTCAACAGCCTCAGAGGATGTAAAGAGCCTCAGTGGACGTAAAGACTATTCCAGTGACCATGATTTATATGAAGCTACTCAACATGAAGATCATGATGCTCTTAAATTTGCTGCTGCTTCACGTGGGATGACTCCAAAGCAGATGGAGGAAAGCTTGGCAGCTGGAACTGAGGAAAGACTCCCAGATTCATCAGAATTAGATAAGAAGCGTGGTCTTGATGATAGAGAAAAGGAAATTGAACTGAAAAATGAAGAGTTATCTGGTGAAGTGTCTTCAAAGTTGGAGTTACAAGATAAGAACGTAGAAGCACGACGTAAGGAAGAGAGTCAACGAGAAGCTGAAAAAAAAGAAAAGGAAAAGCAAGAATCACAGAAGAAAGATGATTCTTCTGCTAAAATAATAACAGCTGCTTTCTTGCGGTCATCATTACTTTCAACTGCTCTTCTTTCTGCTAAAGACAACAATAGAGTATGGTTAAATGCTGGTGGAAAGAAATCTCCAACTTTCCATCAGGCATCTTGGGATGTTAGTCCTTACAATCAAATATTTATGTCGCTGAATAGTGACAAAAATGGTTATGCAACTAATGTCTATACAACCTTTAAACATGAAGATAGTCTTGCTGTAAAGAAAGGTTCTGAGTCTCTGCCATACAGTTGGACAGATTGGTCTATGTATAAATCAAAAGGTCCAGAGCCAAAATCAATAACATCCAACCAATACGAGAATTTATCTCCCGATGAAAAAGAGCATTTCATGAAAGCTCCTGTAAAGTATGACAGGAAGATTTTTAATATCGACCAGACCGTTTTAAAGGGGGCAAATCCAGAACAGTATAATGCTGTTTTAAAGGAGCATGATACACACTATAAGGAAATGCAAACTATTGCTTCCACTGATTCTGTCGATTTGGTTTCTGATCGTGTTTCTAAGATTAAAAAACAACACCCAGACCATTTAGTGTTATTTGCTCATAATGGTGTTTATAACGCTTTTGGAAAGGATGCAAAGACTATTCATCAACTAGCTAAAGATAGTGTTACATTAGATTCTATTAATAACTCAAAGTCTAATCGTAAAACGTCTATTGCATACCTCAAGCCTTCAGATTTAGATAAGGTGCTCAAAGCTGTAGTTTCTTCTGGTCAGAGAGTTGCTGTTGCAGACAATTTTGAAGTTTTGAATGCACCTAAGGAAGCAACTAAAATTTTATCAAAAGCAGAATCTGTACTTGATAATTACTCAAAGTCTACTGGCATTAACGTTCAGAAGTCTTTAACACAGCCAACCAGCTATGATAAGGAAACAGACACTATAATCCTTAATAACAAGAAGCCTGTCAATCCAGGAAGCGAGCTTAGAACAGCTGTTGAGAATAGCAATGCTATTTACTTTGCCATTTCACAGTCAGTAGCTAATAATAAACGTTTGGATATCTCAAATCAGTTTTCTATGCCCGAAAAGGACATAGAGTCTGTTAAGCAGCTTATTGCTACAGTGTCTGCAGGTGTACTTTCACTCAAACAAGCTCACCCTGCCGTTCTCTCTGACCAAGTAAGTAATGAAAGTGTTGAATCTTGGGTTCAGGACATTAAGAATGATCCTCATTTATTGTCCTCATTAGAACGCAATGTAAATAATACTGTAAACACAATTGAGAAGATTGTCAAAGGTGAACAGGTTGACTATGCAGCCATAAATGGGAAATCGTCTTATAATAAGGCTGAATCATTCAATTTAGTATCAGAATTGAATGAAGTGGTTAATACATCCACTATGTCAGCAGCTGTTATTCGTAATAATGATGGTAAATCAGCTTCGGTAATCCTTTCTAAAGGAATAGAGTCTATCAGTGAAAATGGTGTTCTTAACAATGAAGATTTTCGACAGGCACTATTGAAACAAGGTGTTAAAGAAGTTAAGTTCTTCAATCCAGGTGGAACACTTGGTTTGAATAAGGGAGATTCTTATTTTGAAGACAAGAGTATCCAGATTGTTAACTTTGATGGTAAAGAGGTTGTCCCTCAACAGGAGCTGCATCTTAATAAGCAGTCTCAGAATGTGGAACATAATTTTGAAGATGTATCTGCTGTAAAAGACGATAATAATAGATGGCATCTTTATATAAAAGAAAAGGATCAACCTTACTTTATTATTCAGCCAGAGATGCGTGATATGAGTCGTCTTTTTGAAGCTTTCAAGAGTCAAGATCAGCAAGCAATATATGACACCAAAACTTCACTTGGAGAAAAATATACTAAACTTGTTCAGCAACGTCCAGAACTAAAAGTAGATTTTCTCATGCCTAAAGTGCCTGCAGAGGATATTACCAGAATCGAAAGGGCAAATATTGCTCGTGATGCGCAAGATAAAAATAAATATTTAATCTTTGCCACGATTGATGGGAAGGGCTATCATCATGAGATTTCTCGTGAGGATTTTCGTCGAATGTGGAAAGTTGATAATATGCAAAGTTACAAGAGTGCTTTGGCTGCAAAAGTATTTTCAAATGTTTTACATGAGGGACAGACCGTTTCAGAAGTCCCTTCTGTAGAGGAGAATCAACAAGTTAAGGAAACTAACTCAGAGAAAGTTGATAGTCCGAAACAGTCAACTGAGAGTGAAGAAAGTTTATCCCCTCGTGTGGGTAGGTTTCACTAACGATTTAAGATAAAGCTATGGCAAGTTTTGATGAACAAGTAGAGTTTACACGTAAATACGCACAGTTGGCAATAGACCAACATATTAAATATGGTATCCCTGCCTCAGTTACTCTCGCACAGATGGCTGTTGAGAGTAGCTGGGACAAGTCTGGTTTGGCTGAGCGTGCGAATAATTGCTTTGGTGTAACTGCTGGAAATAGTTGGAAGGGTCCAACAGTTAAAGAATATGACGACAATCGTTGGAAGGATTTTCGAGTCTATAATAGTAAGGAAGATAGTATCGAGGATCATTCACGTGTATTGTTGGGAAGTAACTACATGAGGTATTGTGCTCACTTATCGAGTACAGACCACTTAGGATGGATAAAAGGTATCAAAGCTGCTGGTTATGCAACAGCTCCAGATTATGTTTCTTCAATTGAAAATGTTATTAAGTCAAATGGTTTTGAGAAACTTGACCAGATGGCTTTAGAACAAGCTGCTCAACAAGGAGTTCGAATTGGCTATATGCGTGGGAGACAGAATGAATATAAGAGTAGTTCTGTTTCCTCAAATATTAGCAAGGAGAAAAAATATATCCTTAGTTTTATGCCAGGTACATTTTCTCTTCCAATGAACACTAACAATATGATTGTTACATCAGAAAGAGGAGAAAGAAACTTAGGATTAAAGGGTGCTAGTCGTAACCACAAAGGTATTGATATAAAGGCAGATAATGCTCTATTATTTGCAACAGAGGATAACGGTCGTGTTATTCAAGCAGGTTTTTCTGGTAAAGGTGGCAATACTGTTTCTATTGAGTATGATCGACCTGATAACAGTAAAGTTGTTGTTACCTATATGCACCTCAGTAAAATTCAGGTGAAGCAGGGTGATATTGTCAATGGACACCAGCAAATTGGTGTTTCTGGTGCAACTGGCAATGTTACAGGTCCTCATCTTCATTTTCAAACAGATTATATTGACAGTCAAGGTAATAAGAGAAATTTAGATTCAGCAGCATATTTAGCTGAAATTTCTCTTAGAACGAATATTCCTGTTCGAGCTATATCTGAGAAATCAAAAGTAGATTTAGTTGCTTCATATAAATCAGATATGGCTATCCTTCCATCATCTGCTCAATTATCTATAGCTGACAGAATTAACGAAAGAGGGTATGATTCTGATGAAGAACGTCGCCGTCGTGAAAATCAACAAGAAGGCGGTATAGATTCAACAGGCGATCTTCTTGCTGACTTAATTGCTCCATTGCTAAAAAGTGCAATTTCTCTTGCTATTCAGCTTAGTTCTATGGATGAAGAAGAAGCTATATCTAAAGAAGAAGCTGACCGTCAAGCAGAGAAGGAAGTATCAGGTGATAATTCGATAAAGACCGTTGATGCTTACCATTCTGATAGAGAACTTGCTACGGTTGATGTAAATAAGTTAGCGCAATCATCCTCTGCTATATATGAAAGTGAGGTTGCAGCTGAACAGCAAAAGCAAAAGCAAAATCAACTCAGAATTGGCTAATTTGTAATTTATTTATTTTAAATATTTCTTTTATGATACAATGTAGTATTAATGCTTGTGGTGAAATATGTCAGCCGGCATTAGAAAAAACTAATAAGGACGGAAAGAAATTCTTATCGTTCACTGTGAAAATTCCAGTTTCTGGACGTAGTGGCTCTATTTCTGATTTGTTCCTTTCCATTTCTGTTGATGGTGATTACTCTCAAATTGGTAAGTACTCATTAGGTAGAAAGGTTAGTTTCAAGGGAAAAATGATTCCTAGAAAATATAAGGGTTTGATTTATTATAATGTACATAGTGAAGGTGATATCTTAACAGCTGATCCAGAGTGTTCTCCTTTCATTACAGGTACTATGGATTTCAAAGGCAAGATAGGTAAGAAGGTCCAGGATCTTACCGATAAGAAGGGACGTTCTTTTCAATCTTTCTCTGCTTTTTCTTCTAATAAAACAGGTCAGGAAACAGAGTATATTTGGATTCATTTTATGAATTTCCATTTAAAGGAAAACAATAAAGTCTCTCCAGAGCAGTCTGTTGCTATCTCAGGTGATTTTCATTTCAATGTCTATAAAGATGTTATAAACTTGGAATGTATAATACAAGATATTTCTCAATGGGAGTGGACTAGAGAAGACTCTATAACAGACAAATAGTCTTATTTATTTGGTATTTCTCATAAGTTTAAATGAGCTATGGCTGCACAGAATTTTAACTTCAATCGTGACTCTTTAAGGTCACGGTTGAGTTCTATCAAACCAGGACAAACATGGTTTGATGTTGATACCTCTCTTGATGATAAGCAAAAGAAAGTATTATTAAATTCCTTTATAGATAAGTTAAAAGGGATAAAACGTTCAGAAATTTCACCTTCTGAGAAAAACTATTATAATCCTCAAAGTGATGAAATGAATATGAAATCGCCTTCTGACTTACAAAATCAGATTGGTGAGATTCTTCATCAGCTTGTTCATCATCTTCGTAAGGAAAATATAATGAAAATAAACTCTTTAGAAGATTATTATAAGGAAGATCTTATTGCAGAAATTGCAGCTGCAGATTATTCTTCAAAAGAATCATTGTCTAAATTTATTGATGAAAGGCTATCTTCTCGATTAGAATACTATCGTAGTAAGACCACATCTAATGCTTATATTGACTCTGTTCTTAAAGAGGCAAGCAAATCTAGCCTTAAATTATCTTCGTTTTTAAATAATGGTATAGAACAGGAGATTGATGATATTTCTTCGAAAGAAGACGAGCTTGACTTGCAAACAACGACACCAGGAAATATAGATGCTGACGGTGATGGTATTGTTGACTCACAAGAGAACTATCATGCTGAAAAGAAGCAAGGTGCAAGAGAAAAAGACCATGTTTCTCATACTATCCATTATCGATCATTTAGATAAAAGAAGCCAGGAGCTTGACACGACTCCTGGCAGTTGTCATTATTTAATTATTGTGGGAATGAATTAAAAATGACTATTTTGATTTCAGAAACTAATATATCCTTTCTTCCTCTCTTCCGTCTACCTCCCAAAATATCTCAGCGGATGTAAGGTCATTAAAGTCTAACCCTTTCTCTTGGCAGAATTCGAGATATTCATTTTTCTTATATTCACTATGATGAAGATAATAATCTCGTTTTGTTATTTCTCCATCAATAAGCAGGTTAACCAACTCTGCTTCGTCATAATATCCTTCTAACTTCATAGTGTTTAACCTTTTCGTTATTCATAGAGTGTTATCTTCTCATCTGACTTTTTACAGCATTCTGTCCAGCTGTTCTCATCAGCTCCGACTGAATTTCCTCTGTATACTTGTCTTCTGGGACATAGGATATATGACCATTATGGTCTGATATCCAACACCCATAAAAGCCAAAATTATATTCAGGCATGTCGCTTATGTAAGCCTCTTCTTTCCAGGCTGCGGCATCCCCACTTACGATTCGAAGTCCATCTGTTTCGTTTAGATCTATTCCGACGGTTACAACATCTGGACTTGTATTTGATCGAATTTCGGCAAGTTGTCCGTTTATCACGTATTGTTTATTTGTCTCATCAATATGTCCTTTCTGGAAGAAAGAATCAATATTGTGCTGGATCAGTTCCACAGGAACTCTCATAACTTGATTTGTCATTGTATCAAGCTGAGCATAATAAAGATGCGTACCTTCTTCTCTCATAATGACTAATCCATTCATGAGTTTTTGTTGCTCTTCAACAGAAAATTCCTCTAAATCTGCAGATTCCCAATATGGTGCGAACCTTAATGAGACAGAACCATCTGTATTACGTACCAGGCTTATTCGTGCCTTTGTTTCTATAGTCTCACCAGCTTCGTTAGAAGTATTCAGTACCATAACAGGTGTGTATTGTCCTGTAGTCAAAAGCAGCATCACTTGTTCAGGCAAATCATCAATCATTTGCTGTGTGATGCCAAATTTTCCCAAAGCTTCAAATGGGATTTCGCTTTCATCGAATTTATCAACATATTCCATAAGCTTCAAATATTTCGTATTTGATGCAAAGTTAGTCTTATTTTCCTTTATCCAAAATTTTTATATCGTGTACTTTTAAAATTAACAATTCAGTAAGTTTTATCTTGGTCCTAAAAACTTATCAACATTCAAAGTAGAAACTATTATTCTTTGACTTCCCCTTTTATAACAGGTACAGTCATAGGCATACCACCTTTGTTAGTATAACTATATGTTCCTACTCGTTGTGGTTGTTTTACAGTTATTACTTGATCACTATAAAAATCATCACCAACAAGTACCACTGTATTTCCATTGAACCATTTGTATTCTTTGTCTGATATTTCGTTTGCTAAAGCTTTGTTTTTTTCAATAACTTGAAACACCTTAAATGAAGTTGTTTTTTTGTTTTCGTAGCTAACAGGATGTTCAAGAAACTGTATATCATCGTCTTTACCTCCCTGTAGACCTATAAAAGCTAAAAAGAATACTCCACCTATTGTCAAGGCTATTCCAGACAACATTCCAATAATAAAAGATTTTAAGTCCATAATTTATTTAGATTTATTTTATTTTTTCGATTACAAAGGTAGTTTAAATGATTGTTATAAACAAGCGAAACGTCTCTTTTTACTGAATTGTTAATTCAGTAAATAGCACCATTTCATTTCTTTTATTAAAAATAGCAGCTTTATCTTTGCATAAGTCACTATTAATTTATAATATGATTTCAAGATTAATAATATTATTATCTTTATGTTTATCTGTCTTTCTTCCATCATCTGCACATAGAGCAGTAAAAGATAGATTAGAGAAAGACTATTGGATAGAGAAATATCTTAGTGTCAGTTTGCCACTAGATAAGATTATTATTACTTCTTCTTTCGGCACTAGAATAGATCCCTTTTCTGGAGGTCAAAGTCATCATTCAGGCATTGATTTGAAAGCTCATTATGAGGAGGTCCTCTCTATGCTTGACGGATATGTAATTGGAGTTGGGCAGGATAGTAGATCTGGTCTATACGTCATCTTAGAATATGGTAAATATACGATTTCATATTGTCACCTTTCACGAGTCTTAGTTAATAAGGGAGATATGGTTTTTGCTGGTGATGCTGTTGCTATTAGTGGTAACACAGGCAGATCTACAGCTCCTCACCTTCATATTACTTGTAAGCGTAATGGTGTAAAGGTAAATCCACTCGATTTGATTAGATACGTCGAGAATGTTCGCTCGGAGGCTTTACAGGCACTCCATGCTTTAGGGTCTTTGAAATTGAGTCGTAAGGAGTTCTTCAATTTATATGCCCCAGCAGCTATGGATCATCAAGTTAAATATGGTATCCCTGCCTCAGTCACTCTCGCACAAATGGCATTAGAAAGTACATGGGGAACTTCTGACCTTGCACGTTTTGGTAATAATTTCTTTGGAATTAAAGCTACTATCTCTTGGTTAAGCCAGAACTTGCCTTACAGTACACATGACGACGATTATCTCTCGGAGAAATTCTGTAACTTCTCTTCTCCTTTGGAAAGTATGGAATATCACTCTAAAATTCTTATGTCAAATCGTTATCGTCGTTGTCGTAATTTTGGTCCAACGGATTATCATAATTGGCTTGTTGAGATTAAAGCTGCTGGATATGCTACAGCAGGAAATTATGTCGCTAAATGTGAACAGATAATCTTGCAGAACAAATTATATTTATATGATCAATTAGCAGAAAAACGAATTTAATATATTATTATGACATTCATCTTTAAAGGTCTTAAGAAGAAGTTTTCTTCCTCTCAATCTACATCAAGTGACTCTTCTTTGCCGGTCCCTCTTTCTGTGGGTAAAATGCTTGATAGTAAAACCCCTATTATACAATCTGCCTCTGCAATAGCAACTATGTGTTTACAAGTTGCAGATTTTCCACAGATGCTTTCAGCAGCTCTTGGAGACATTGATATTGCTTTGGTGGTATCTAACGATTGGTATTGTACCCACGAAAGAGAATTTGATATTGTAGAATGTGTCATGAGTATTTCAGATGATGTAACTCGTGAACAGCTCGACTTTGTTTCTTCTCGTTTAGAAGAGACATTAGGTATAAAAACGCTAGCTACCTTTATACATAAAGAACAGGGATATTTTTCCAATGGAAAGATTCATTATGATCCTCATGTCCATCTCATTTGTGATTTTAGAAACGTAAAAAAATACCGTTTAAGGTACGAACTTCCTTCTGATTCTACATTGAAGGAAAAGGCAGAAGCTTATGCTCAACAATATGATAAAATGAGTACAGAAAATCTTAGTATTCAAGCAGAACTAGATAGTTTTAAGCGTACTTTGCCTAACGAAAAAGAAAATGCACGTAAGTTGGGTTTTGAGGAAGGGAAACAAAAAAGTTATGAGAAAGTACGAAAGGAACTTGAAGATTATAGTATGAAATGTAGGTCCCTAGAAGTACAACTATCTCAGACGTCAGATACTCTTCATACTGTAGAAAATGACTACAGTAAGGTTAAAGCTAAGTTATCTAAGTTACAAGCTAAATCAGATATAACATTAAAGAAAGCTTTAGCTGAGAAGGAATCAGCTTGGCAAATCAAACTTGACACTCTTGTAAGCGAAGCTGTTTCAAAGGAGAAAGATGCCAATATTAAGAATATTGAGAAATGGGAAAATAATAATCACGAATTGGTTAAGATTCTCAATGAACGTGAATCACTTATTTCTCGCCTCCAGGAGCAAATTTCTCAACTTACTGTTCAGCTTGATACTACAGAAAAAACCAGTAATGATAACTATACTAATTGGTGTCAAGTTGTAGATGAGAATTCTGAATTATCGAGTAAACTTGCCAAAGCTAATCAAGAAATCAAAGAACTTTCTTCCTCAGATAGTAGTAATAATATACCTCTTTATGAGGAACTATCTTCTGTCAGAAAGGAGCTAAGTAAAACGCAAAAAGAACTTTCTGAGAGTAAAAAACTAATAGCTGCTCAAGTCGCACAGATAGGAGAACTGAATACAGAGATTGAGGGCTTACAAAAAAGAAATGACACGAATGATAGTGACTCCTCACTACTTTCCCAGAAGGATGAGGAAATTGATTTACTAAAATCAGATAAAGTTGAACTTAATCGTAAAATTTCCGAACAAGAAATATTGATTAAGAAATTGCAGGGAACAAAGGACTAAAATAAAAGGGGCAAAAGCCCCTTTTATTTCTTTATAAATTCCTTCTGTATTTTTCCAATCATTTCCTTTACCTCTCGATTTATACGATTAAAGTTATCATATAACACTCTTTCTCTTGCATCTATTGATTCAAACTCATAATACTTTGGTATAGGATAATTTATGTAATCGGCTTCTTCTATTTCTATACTTTTTATATCAAAGTTAGTCTTACAAAAGAACTTTGATGTCTCAAAATCTTTATCCTTTTGTATATTTATTGACCCATCTTTACCTTTTTTAGTAACAGTAAAATCTTTCGCTGTCAGACCACAAATCCAACCAGTACGCATATCTGCTATCTTTGCAGGAGGCATAAGACTGTCCATATTTTCGTTATAATTAATAGATGTCTTATCTCTGTCAATGGTAATACCTTTTTTCATTTGGACCACCTTTCCAAAGATATCACTAGATAACCACTCCAAAGTTTCTTTTCCTCGCACAGAACCAGCAATAATGTTACCATTAGTAGTTATAATCTTTTGCATACCTGTCTTACCATAGTCTGCTTCTAACTGTGGTAATTCCTGGAAGCCTAATGTTACAGCTACTTTATTACTACGTGCTGTTCCGATCAGTCGGTCTATTTTATGAAAGTATAGTGTTGGCAACTCGTCAACAATTATACTTACAGGAACATTTTTTCCCATACCGCTATTAACACGTGTAACTAGTCGGTTAAGAATCATAGCATTCAACGCTCCAATAATACTTTCCATTTCTGGGTCATTTGCTATGAGAAGGTAACTTGGGTGCTTAGGATCTGAAACCTTCAAGTCAAAGTCATCACCTGAGAAAACCCAATATGCCTCTCTTGTAGCAAGTCTTGAAATCTGTACACGTAGTGTACCAATCATACCTTCTAGCTGTTCCATAGCTTTATTCTTGAAGGCAGTCATAAATGGTCCTAATAATGGATATACTTCAGGATCTGTCTCTAAGACTTCAAAAATTTCTTCATAAGAATGGTTCAAGAAAGAAAGTACATGAGGCATATCTGAGTATCTACCTACCCAGTAAGCAGGCTGTACTTTCTCTTGCATTGTATTATCTCTAAAAACACGTCCAGTTAATTTTCTATGTTGAGTATTTTCGTCAACTTTGTATTCAGCAACTAATTCATTTCCATCTTCATCGTATGGTTTTTTGTCATAATTTACAAAGAAGTATATACATGCAGCTAAGAAGTTTGTTGCTGAAGTTTGGAAGAATTGGTCAGAACCTCCTGAATCTTTCTTTCCTTTCTGCAATGATTCAACTAACGTTTCAGCCGTTTCTTGTGCTGCTGCAAGATTCGGGATATATTTCTGCTGAATAGGATTTACTCTTCGTGAATATTCTACATTGACAAAGTTTATAATATTAAATAGGCACCCTTCTGGTATTTTGCCTAAATATTGGTTTTTTCTATATTGGTAATATAGTTTTGTTGCTAATGTTGGAAATTTGTAATCATATACCACCATGGCAAACCCTTTCTCAGAATGTTGTCTAATAAACGGCTCTATAAGCGAAAAAGTCTTACCTGATCCAGGTGTTCCGACAACGAATGTTCCTCTGAAAGGATTGACTATATTAACAAATCCAGCCCTATGTTTACCTCTATAGTAGTAGTTCATAGGAATATTGACACTGTATTGATTTTCTTCTAATTCTTCTGTTTGTTTCCATGCTTCATTCTCTAAGTTGAATGGATCTTTGACCAGTCCGTCTTTAAAGTACTTAGATATGTTGTCAAGTGCAACATTCATCATCATTACACCATACAGTGAAGGAGCCATATATATCCATGTTGTTGATCTTATATGATACCATCTTGTTTGTCCTTCAATATAGAAGATAATAATAGATGCTATTACCATCACCAGTCCACAAGAAAGTGGTATTATTACCATTTTCTTAGCATTAAACTCCAAATTTTTCTTTGCCTTAGTTCCCATACTTGCCACACATAAGAGAACTAACGTTGTAAGCTTACTTAGAACAATATTATTATATATAGGAATGGTTCTTAGTTTTTCATGAAAAGTCACTAATATTCCATTCATATAATCTAGAGCGACAGGATCTAAGGCATACATAAAGAATTCAATGCCAATAGATATATACACGCTCATTCTAAAAATCTTATATAGACTTTGTATTTCTTTCGATTCTTCCATAATACTTCTTTTATCTTATACTCATATTAGCAGCTCTTGACCATCTACGCATAGCTTCTTTACAAATGGTTTCTCTGCTTTTCGTTTTATATGAAGTTGCTAATCCAACAAACTCATTCCAATCATCCACTAAAGACGTATAGGTAATAGCTCTCGATAGCATCCATAGTTTCCTATTTAGTGTTGTGATATTTCCTCTAATCCCTTCAAGTATTGTTATTCTCGCTTTCTTTGATATTCGGTTTTCTTTTCTTAAGAAGACATCCCTTATATCATTAATTAGTTTTCCTGTTGTATCTCCTACATCAAAAATCAGGCTATTCTTTCTTGCAGAAAGTGATGTTGCCAATAGACCTGTAGGATGTTTGCGTAGAGCTGTTTTTAAATCTCTAACAGCTTTTATTGTTTCTTTTACTTGAATATAAAGTCCGTATGTCGTTCCTACATAATTAAGCAAAGTATCTATGTCGGTTAGAAACTCATCATATTCTTTATTTAAATCAGAAATACCTTTTACTTGTTTTGCGACAAATGTATGTCCCTCACAATTTGCTGCTATAGCAGCAGCTTGTGCTTTATACCATCTTTCCTGTCTCTTTTGAAGGCTAAAAATAAGTGCTGCTCTTGCTGGATCTACACCAGCATGAACCTTACACGGAAAAATAAAAGTAAAGCATAAAAAAAGTATGATTATATTTATCCTCATTTCATTATTTTTGATGTAGTTTCATATTGTTTTTTTGTCTTCTTATCCATTCTTTCCTTTGTCTTTCTGCTATTTGTCCATTTGTCCATCCAACTTTTCCTGCAACAGCTCTATCCCATACATTTGCCAAGGTGTAATGATTAATACATTCTGCTAAAGTTTGTACCTTATCATTTAATCTTGTCATCTTATCAGATAAAGTCCACATTAGTTGAACTCTCTCAGTTCCATTGAGTTTATATTCTTTCCCTCCTTTTGAAATAGTAGTCTTCAGTATCTTAAAAGTAGAGACAAATTCTGCCGTAACTTCCAAATAGAGGTCGTTCATTGGGAAATTAGCAGCAATCCCTTGTGGATTGTTTTGTATTGCTTTTTTAAGTAACAGGAGGTTATCTAAAATACGTAAAGCTTGTATATATAGATTTTTACCTGCTGCTATTGCTTTACCAACATTTCTTTCATTACTTAGATAATCCTGGTATGCACCTTTCCATTTTCTTATCCTTCTTTGCTCTCGATAGATTCCTCCTTGTAATGCTGCTATAAGAGCTTGTTTTTTTATCTGTGCTTTAATGTTCCCTCCAATAGAATCATAGCCCAGCTGTAATGCAGCATATTGTTCTATATTGTTTTCTTCCAAAGCAACTTGTGCTTTTGTTTCTAAAGCTGCTAATAATATTAGAATTAAGCAACAGATTCTACCTATTTGTAAATTCATATATTCCCTTTCTTTGTTTATTATATTCAACTCTTTTCCTTATCTCTTCTGTTATAATACTTTTTTGGGGTAATCCATACATCTTAAATTTAGGGAGACTATGATCACCAGAATACAGAGTTATCGTTTTGATTCCAGCTATTTGTTGTTGTAAACTGGAATGTTCCCTATAGTCTATTACTCTGTATAATCCTTTGCTTGTCCCACAACACCATGAATGTATATAATCTGTTGATCTGTGATTATGTACTTAATCCTTAGAAGATATAGTAAATTATAAGACAAATACGCTAAAAGGACAACTCCTATCCAAAAGATAACTTTTGCATAAGGCATATTATCTACCCCTGCTGCAAAAAGTGCAATACTACAGATTATTAGTAGCGGCATTTCATTTACAAAGAATTGTCTCCAGCTTGGACTTATTTCCAAAGTTGTAAATCTCCGCTCTTCGTAATCTGTTTCAAAGTATTTCATATTTAACATACTGTTATACTCCTATACCCATACCTCTTGATTGTTCTTGTCCTGGTTCTTCCTTAGACAAGTTTTCATAATTTGCAGCAGCCATTTCTGGAGACATAGATCCTGTCTTTGAAACCATCACAGATTCATGTATATTTCTGCTTTCATATATTTCTGGCATTTGCCTGCTTACCATAGGTGAACTCATGACTACGTCCCTTGCAACAGTTAATGCTGCCAATAGTTTTTCTCCGATATTCGTTTTATATTCTGGACGAGTCTTAATATCTGCCTCTGGGAAGAGTTTTGCAAACATTTTCATTCTGTGATAATCATCCTGTGCTAAAAACTTATTAAAGTCTCTTTCAGAAATAGTTGCCTCAAGTTTCTCTGACCGCCCTCCTATAACGGCAGTCATCTTATATGATCCTTCTCTTACTCTTTCTACATTTATTTTTTGAACATCAACCTCTCTTCCGTTATCGACATCAACATAGAATCCTTTTCGGTTATTAATAAATCCTAAGTCACGACCATCCACACTCTGTTCTTTTGAGTGTGCTATTTTTACATCTTCTGTTGTCATTATAGTTTTCCCATCAACGACAATGACATCTTGATCTATTTGCAGAGGTTCTGCTTTTTTTATAGAAATTTCCTTAGAGAAGACTTTCTCAAAGTCTTTTAGTCGAGTCTTGTCGTCGTGTGCCAAAAAGAGATTATATTGGTTAGCTGTAAGCGAATGTTCCTTAGACCATTCACCGTTGATCATTGCTTTCATAGCATAACTGCCATCTTGCTTTTCGTCTACCCTTATTTCTCCGACAACAACTTCTCTACCATGAGCAGCAGCTGTAAAGAATCCCATTCCAGTAATTAACCGCCCTATATCACGACCATTAACAGCGTGATTGTCCTCGTTTATTCTCCTGGACTCTTTCTCGATTCGTTGAATCTCCTTTTCTCTGGCTACATTTATGGTATTTTCCCACGCTTTTTGCTCACGTATAGCCTCATTTCGGCGGTCTTGTTCAATGAAGTCTTTTTCAACAATAGCTTTAACCTCTGGTTTCAGTGCTATATTAATTAGGTTTTTGGACTCTAATTGTTCTTTGGTCACCTTTCCCTCAAAGTCTTTTTTGATAACATTATTGATTACATTAAGTCTATTATCTATAGAGTACCCTTTTTCTTTCCCATTTGATACTAATCTTGCAGCTGTTAGTTTTTTTATCTCTTCATCGTGCAAGTCATAGGTTACGTCTCTCCTAGTCTCTGAGGATTGGATTGTCATTGTCTTTTTGTTTTGATCAATGACGATACCATGACTTCTTAAAACTTCCAAGAAGGAGTTTTTATCAAAATACATCGGTGAAGTCATGTTAACTGTTTTTGAAAGTGGCTTTGCCAAACCTTCTGGGCGTGGAGCAGGTACAAGAACCTGTGGTTGAGACTGTCTTGTTGGAGGAGTCACACCAATATTTTCCCCTTTGTACTTAAAGCCGTATGCTCCAGATTTCAACTCTCCAGGCATCATTCGTCCATCTTTCCTCTCTCGTACAAAAGAAGGCTCTACACTTCTCATATATGGAGGTGTCGCAAATATTGGTCTATAAGGGTTTTCACCCATCATAAAGTCTCTTTCACGTATAGGATTTCTATAACCATGTAAACCAGTAACAACATCACGTACTCCTGCAGCTTGGGCATTTGTAAATGTTGGAGGCACACTAAAGTCTTTTCTGACAATATCTACTAGCTGGTTATACGCTTTTTCTGTTAGCGGTCCACCACCTAGTGCAGTGAGTTTATTGAGCTGATCATCGTTTAGCTTATAACTTTTCTCTGCTACCATGTCAGCAGTTCGGACTACAAGATAATTATTACCAGAAGCATCCTGTCTTATGTTGGCTTTCATACCATTTTCGTACAGAATCCTCTTCAATTCGTCAGTCAAATCATACCCATACCCTTGTGCTCCACTTCTAAACTGTATCATGATGCTGTTTTATATTGTTAATATTTACCTTTTGAATATCACTATATGATTAATATATACGTATTCTTTTTACTTCTGATATAAGATTACGCACACTAATCTATTTTCCTCTTTTGTCGGAAACATATCTATTCCGCCTAAACTGTATGCACTCAGTCTTGATTTTACGATTCCTGCATCTTTTATATATTGAAGAATCTTTCTTGCTCTTCGAATGGCAAGTAATCGGTTATCAGCTTCGTTTCCTGTCATACTATCAGCAGCTCCCATTACTTTCGCAGATAACGCAGGATTCTTTGTTAGTTTTTCAATAATACCACTTACTTGTTTTACCTGTCTGTTATCAATGAATTCTTCCTGGTCTGGCTTAAAATAAAAGAAGAAAGAGTCTTCGTACTTAATACTATCAGAATCTTCCTCTGTCCCTAACTCTTTTATTTTATTCCACTTCATTCTTCGATAAAGTGCATTAAAACCTCGACTTCTATTTTCTTCACCAGTTTCTGGTAAAAGAACATCCGTCTTAATTTGCGTATGCTTTATATAGTCTTTTTCGGCATCCCTTATGTATGCTTGTGCTATTAAGGGAATAGAAAAATAAGACAATAAGGATATGACCAAGAATCTTTTTCTCATATATGGTGTTATTTTTTTGCTAAATTATTGAATATAATTATGACATCATAAGAATAGAGTTTGTACTTTCTAAATTAACAATTCAGTACCTTACCTCTATATATCTGTTTAAGCAGTTTTTTTCTTGTTACAATCATATTTTTTTACAAATATTTGAATAGTTGTATTAACAAAATGGTATTCCCTCTTTTGATATTAATGTTATAAATATATCTTATTTTATTATTACTATTAATAGTATGTTTATGCTTTATATTATCGTTTAATATTTCGTTTCTTACTTGGCTTCATTAAATGAAGTGCCATACCAAAACTTCTTCTTCTCCATGCCCAATCATCTTCATCTTTCTTTCTGCCCCAATCTGATGGAACACTACCACCTCCACCTCCACCATGATCAGTTGCGAATTTAATAGCCTGATCTATGTAACCAAAATATAAAGCTGTTGCGACAGCAACTACTTCATTTGTCTTTGCTGCCATATCATCAACCATAGAACTACCAAACACAGCTGCATTGTAATTGTCTATAATTTTCCTTTCGTTTTCATTAAGTCCTGCTTCGTATTCTTCTGCTTTTTTGATTTGAGAAGATCTTGATTGTCTAAAATGGTCCAAAGCTAAGGACTCCATATTACCCACCTCTATATCCTGGAGACTTTGTGTTGCATTTTGAACCTCTTGTACTAGTTTATCCTTCTTATCAAGAAGATCAATATTTATCTTTTCATTCTCTTCTTTCTGCATTACAAGACTTCCGACTTCTGTTTTTGCCTGTTCCAACTTTACCTTCTTGTCCTCCAGTTTTGCTTCTATGGTTTGAAGCTCATTTTGGAGCTTCTGAATTTTGTCCATTATGCCATAGTAGTCTCCACCACCAGCTGCTAATCTTGCTTGTAGTTTATCTAGTTCCAACTGCTTTTCGGCATGTATTGTTTCAAGGTTTTTGATCATAGTTGTCAAACCTTTCAACTTAGTTTCTGCTCTTTTAATTTCGCTTGAAACTTTTGTAATATGCTCCTGTTGTTCTTTAATTGTTTTTTGCTGGTTTTCAACTTTTATTTTTAGTTCTTTCTGCTCCCATTGATGATACTCTTCAAGTGTTCTATGTTTAGCTTTAGTGCGTGCAATATCTTCACCTCTTTCTAACTGATATTTTTTATTCACTATTGCTAACTCATCATGAAGTCTCAACATACGTTCCCTGTACTCAAATTTATCAGCCCCTGCTATAACTTTTTTCCATGATATTTTGTTCTTTTCTGTAACAGGAAGAACAGTACAATGAACGTGAGGATTTTTTTCGTCTAAATGTACAATAAAAGCAGCAATATTATCCTCACCATATTTCTTTGACATGAACTTATACATATCAACAGCCCAGTCCTCAATATCTTTCTTTCTTGTTATACCAGAGTTATCACTTCCTGGTTCCAGAATTACCGTCTGATTTCCGAAAGCTAAACGGTGCATTTGACCACGTGATCCACCAAGAATAAAATTAGCCACTGTTCTGTATCGAGCTTTATCTAATCCTATATTAGGGTCTGATATTCCCCTTGCTTTTAGACTCTCTCTGATACGTGTTGGAATAGATTTTGATTTGTCAATTTCTTTTACAACACCGCCTTTGCCAATCTCAAAATTAAGATGTTCTCTGGTAGGATCATAGTTAGATGACCACTTCGTGTTTTTTATAGCGTTGGTTGCTTTTCTCAGATGTTCATCACTCTGAGAAACACTCATTCCTTTACCAGCCTGAATATCGCAAACTTGTTTTGCCATAGTTTTATTTTTGCTTTATTTTTTTCTTTTTTTTGTTACAAACGGTTCACAGAGCTTGCTCTTTTTCGTGAATTAAAAAAGGTCCCAGACCCCGTTTGTTTTCGCCACTTTTTGCCAAAAGTGGGTATTAGGCTACCCCCTGACTTATATAAGTCTAAAATTCGCAAGCGAATCGTACGCAATTTAATTTTATATTTATGTCTATTTAGGGTGCTTTATGACGCTTTTTAATCGTGTCCGAGATAATTAAATTTCAAGTTTGAAATAGAGGTTGTGATTTTCTGTTTTGGGAAAATGATTTTATGATTTTCGTTTCATAACTTGAATCTTTAATATTCATACGTCCATGAAATATGAATATTTTTTGTTTTAATCTCATCTTATTGCCATAATGTATAAGGGTACGTTTTCTTATGTAAAAAGCCGTGAGAAGTCCTAAAAACGACTATTCTCACGGTTTTAATATGGTCTTATATGTTTTCTTATTCTAAACTTGCGTTAGAAATCTGAAATTTTATGGTTTTATTACCCCTTTCTAGGGTGATAGCTCCTATTTTTTCTAATTCATCAAGAAAAAAGTTTACATTTTGTCTTGACCAAGTCCACTGCTCCATGAAATCACTTACTGTGCTTGTAAGATATGTTTCATCTTGTATTAGTAAAGCTTCTCTCTGTCTTTTTATCAGATCATAGAATGCTTCAGCCTTTGTATGTCTTTTTCTTTTTTTCGGCTGATCTCTGAAAAGATACTCCCACAATTGATAGTCAGTTTTAATTATAAGATTACGCTTTTTCTTTGTTTGTTGAGCTTCTCCTACCATTTCTTTAGTATCTATTTTCTTTGCTTCCATCTTATTTTTTTTATATAGTTTTTACGTTAATATTTCAACTTGTTTTACTACTCATTTATGCAGCTTTTCTCTCGCTGTACATATCATATTTTTCAGTCTTTTTTCCTCTCTTAATTCTCGTTCCACCATCTGGGTATCCTTCTCCTTTTTTCTTAGGTAAAATTAATGCCCATATAAGTGTTAAGAATAGTATCTCACCTAAAAGGAAAAAACGACCACTTCCAACAACTATAGATAGCATTATCATTGCAACAAATAATACTATCACTTTTTTACTTGTACCAATTTTAGTGAGCAGCTTATTTGACCACTTATATCTGAATAAGATAAGTGTGTATATCATCGATAATATTGTAACAATAGGCGATGTTATAAATGGAAAGAACTTTATCATAGATTCTTTGTCCAAATAAACATTCTCTCTATTTCCTATAATTGCTTTGACTGCTGTCTGTGTTGCCTCAGAATCTATCCATTGAACCACTATCATTGTTATAATCAAAAGCATAATAAAGAACTTCCTGGCATTATCAGAATACTTCATTGCCTCGTATATTCTCATTATAAATTTTCTAACCTTGCCAGCTCCATTAGCTACTTTCTCAGAATTTATATCTGAGAGTGTAAACACATTTTTCCATTTTCCATCTTTTGTCTTTGGCTTTATAAAAATTGAAAAGATGAAAGGTATAGCTGATAGTAAAATAGCTAAAATAATTTTGATATATAAGTAAACCATAATATAATATTTTAGAAGAATATTGATATTAAATTTTTGATAGACATTTTTTCTTTACGTTTCATTACTCCTGGTTCTTTTTTTAGTTCCTTTAGTAATCTTGTATAGAAAATTTCAAGGCTATCATATACCTCTGCGGTAATATAGTCAGTAACTCCAAACATATCAGATTCGAGAAATATGATGTACATATTCTCTTTAAAAGGATCACTAAAAAGTACCCATTTTTCTTTCATACCCTTTTCCTCTTCCGCCTTATAAAGTATGTGTAATTTGGGTAGTTTATTAGTTATGTCACTAAATAAAAATTGGTTATCAGAAGGATAGTGCACTTCTGTATTTACACTTGTTTTATTGGACTCCATTTTATCTACATTTATGAAGCCTGTAGTATTTAACAAGTTACTTAAATTTCTGATGTTTATTTCCATATATTTATAGTGTAAATTTTGTTTAACCTTATACGAGCGTTCTTAAATATGTCTTTAAGAAATAATTTGACAACATATCAATTAGCTTCTGGGAATTTTTCTTTGCCTCTTCTGTGTTACCATCGAGATAGCAAATATATTCTGGTAGGTTATCAGCTATTCTTAATATTTGTTCCTCCTGGTCATTACTCAGACACGTTAATGAATAGCTATCAAGTGTCATCATTGGTTGTATCAGCATCCATCTGTAATTTGCTCTTTGTACTCTATTCAGACGTTTCTTTGCCTTTATATCCTTTTCACAGGCTAACGCATTAAGTACCACTCTACGATTAAATCGCATGGTGAGAAATATCATTTCTCTGCTATCATTATTTCTACCTGTCACTGTTTTGTATAAGTCGCCAAAAATTTCTCCAGTTTTATCTGTTATATATTTTAATGTTGATTGTTGTACCTGCGGTAAGAATTGAATTAATGAACGAAAACAAATATCTTCTTTTGTCATAAAAGTACTGACATCATTCAGGTTCTTAAATTTCTTTGTGTTATTGATAAGATTTACGTACTCTTTAATAGCTGTATTTGGATCAGCGTACACGCCTGTTTCGTCTAGCTTACTAAAATAAGCTACAGCATCTTTATAATCCTTAGAGGTCATCATTTTTTCTCGTCCTCTTGCTGTCTTTATCTTTAATGATATGACATCCTTAAGGGATCTCTGTTCCGAGTTTGTTATTCTTGCTATTTCATGATGTATTGAATCTGCTACTCTGAAATAATCTTCAGCTATTTTACTGTTTATAGTTACAGAGCTGTCTCTATCCATTACAGTATATACTGAGTCCTCTAGTTCCAGCCAATCTGTTGTCAAGTTTGTAAGTTCCTCAATATTTGCTTTCTTTTTTTCTCTCAGATCAGCAAGATGATTTCGACACTCTTGTACAGCTTGTTCTGCATTTTCAAAATTATACTTTGGTTTTACAGAGCAAGATACTAAAACGTTTGTTACTACCAGTGTACTGATAATAAACAAAATCTTAATTGTTTTTTTAATCACTTTCATTATCTTTTTTTTATGCAAATATATTGATTAATGAACTTAACTATTAATTAAATTAAATGTACTTTCTAAATTAACAATTCAGTAAGATTTATGTTTGTTTTTTGCATTATTTACTCAAAACTATATACTATCATAGTATTTTTTTTTATAATTAAAATATCGTATATAATTATTATATTGTATATTTGCAAAAACTTTCTTATATGACAAAAATAATTCATGTTCACCTTCTTCAAGGTAGAAAAAGTTACTTTTTTGGTTCAATTCCTGCAATATATTCTGTTCTTTCTTCTGAACAGATTGGTATTACACAATCTTCACTTGAACGTGTAGGTTTAAGTAAAGGTGGCGTTGTCCTTAATAAAAAATGTCACATTAGTTGTGGTACGCTTATTAGATCTAAAAGAAAAGATTAGTCAAATGTTAAATTTATAATTTTAACAATACATATTTTCTACATTTTAGAAATACATATATTTTTGTATTCGTAATTTCAGAAACATAAAAATATGTATTTATAAATTGTTATAATTATGAGTAGTTCAACAAAAATTATTGCTTTCGCTAATCATAAAGGAGGTGTCGGCAAAACAACAACAACTGCTAGTGTGGGATCAATCCTTGCATCAAAGGGATTTAAAGTTCTCCTTATAGATCTTGATGCACAGGCAAATTTAACGTACAGTATGAAGCAGCTTCCAGATGTATATCAAAGCATATATAACATCTTAGTTTTTAAAGAGTCTCCACAGCCTTATAATGTTTCAAAGAATCTTGACCTTATACCTTCTTCTCAAGAACTTGCAATGGTTGACATTCAGCTCTCTTCTGTAATTGCAAGAGAAAGAGTTTTAAGTCGTGCTTTGTCTTCTATTAAAGAGAACTACGATTTTATTCTTATGGATTGTCCACCATCTTTAGGCGTTCTAACGTTGAATGCCTGTACTTTTGCAACAGATATTATTATTCCACTTATTGCAGAAGTTCTCCCATTTAAAGGCTTAGCAATGATAAATGAGTTTATCTCAAATGTACGTGAGTGTTTAAATCCAGAAGCTCATGTCTCTGGTGTTCTTATTACTCGTTGGGAAAAGACCAAACTAACAAGTGGTATTGAGCAGGAATTAAGATCATCTTGGGGCGATCTTATTTTTAAAACAAAGATTCGTAAAAATGTTACTATTGCAGAAGCTCCTTTGGAGTCCTCAAACATCATTGAGTATGCTCCCAAAAGCAATGGTGCTGCAGATTATTTATCATTTACAGAAGAATTATTAACTATATTACAATAAGAAATTATATTCATTCGTTAATTAATCAACTTATCAATTAATCAATTAATGAATATATAAATACATCAATACAAATATGGCAAAGAAAAATCTCGATAGTTCTATTAAGAATTTGATGTCTGGTTTGACTTCTTCACCGATAGAAACACAATCATCTAATCTCCCATCTGTAGAAGATACATCACCTTCTGAGGTAGAATCCTCCCCTAAAAAACGTGGTCCTAAACCAAGAAAAGAGAAAACTGAGCAAATAAGTACTGTAGTTCTTAAGTCTGACATGGATAAGCTACGTGCTGTTTGTCAGATAGAAGGATGTGCAATCAAAGATATTATTGGTGCAGGAATCTCAGGTTTTCTCAGAAGGTATGAGAAGAAATATGGTGAGATAAAAGTTAACAAGCAGCTTCATGGGCGTATCAATGATATAATCGATAATTTCTAAACAATATATATTGTTATCAATTAGAATTTTAAGAGTTTACCTAAATTGTATAATCTGCTTTGAACTCCAAATTTTTGGATATCTTTGAAAGCAATAATTTTTCTTTATTATGTTTACGTACACACCCTCTTAGAGACCCTCGTGCACAACCTACTCATTATTGTTTCAGTTCTATTTTTCCTTATCCTAGGAATTTATATTATATATCCTAAAGAGCCAGAATTTGTTAACAGCTATTGTATTCTAACAAGTGAATCTTCTCTTGAGATATTGCCAACAGAAATTGGTACAATCAATAGTTATCAGAACAACTCACCAAAGTTGTCTAGCGTAGTTGATAAGGTCTCTCCAAAGCAGTCTGTTGCTATGGATAGTATTCCTAGTACAAATGAAATGGACATTGTTCTTAAAGGTCCTCATTCCTCTTATATCATACCAAAGGATATGAAAACCATTTCTTTAGTTATCAAAGCTAAGGACAATGAAAGTGATCCTATGGGACTTTATCGTATAGTTCGTTTTAATGCCTCAAAGAAGGACCGCCGTATTCAATGGATGGGGTTTTCACCAACTCTTCTTGGTTCCGAGAAAGCTCAGAAGAGTGGTTATGTTAGTTTTGTAGCAGATAAATATAGTCTTCATTCATACATCCTTACTTTACCAGAAAAAGAAATGATACCAGGTGAATATGGTATATTCTTGTCCGCTGTTAATGGAACAACGATTCCAATAGGTACATTCAGTATACCAAAATAACGTATTAGTGATATTATTGATAGTTTTTGAATAATATCTATTCATATCCATTAAAATAGTTGCTTATAATATATTAATAGTTAAACGAAATCATATAATTTGCTTTTAATTCTCAATAATATTAATATCTTTACAAACTTTAAATTATATTTTTTATGAATAAAGAAAGAGGTTGGAACATTATTGCATTATTAACTCTAATAGTTCTACTTTTATTTGTGTTTAAAGGTCTTAGATCCAGCTCTACTAATGAACCTGAGTTTATTAACAGCTATTGTATCATGACAAGTGATGATGCCTTTGTTGTATTGCCAAAAGAGAATGGTACAATTAAGAGTCATCAGAACATAGTTTCCAATGCGACTGGGGGTGTTGGTAATGTTTCTAGTTCTGTTACTACTGCTGCAGGTTCTCTTGCAGGCGCAAATGGTATGGATATTATTGCTGTCCGGTAA